AGGCTTCGTGCCAGTGCCGAACACTGCGCGATAATAGCCCACTAGGCCGTCCGGATTCGTCTCGCGATCCTTGATGTTGACCCACTTGAAGTCACCGCGATAGGACGGAGCATCGAAGTCCGCACCAGCAGGGGTGACCGAAGGAGCCTTCGGAACGAGGTACGAGCACACATCCTTATGATAGAGGATGGAGGCTTCGTACGGAGCCGCTTCGTAGGCAGGGTTAACATCCCAACGGTAGCCCTTCGTTGCCGAAGTGCTGCGGATGTAGGGATAGATACGCACGAATCCGGCGGTTGTATCAAGCTTGAACCGGGGGAGGTGCATATCGATGGCGTGGAAGAACCCGAAGTAGCTGCGCTCAATGCCCAAGGGAGCCAGAAGCTCATTGGGTTTGGCGTAGCGTAGGTCGGTTGCCAGTTTTTCGCCGTTGCGAGTATACTGCCAGATGAGGTTTTCGCTGGTCTCTGCGCTTGTGACGAGCAAGAACACGGGAGCGCCGTTTTCACGGCCCATCGCGTTCGTGGAGGCTCCATCCCGAATCATCGAGAGATAGAGCTTCTTGAGCGAAGCGTACTCGAGGTTTCCGATGGAAACGTCACCGGCGGTAACTACAGCACTTTTATACACTCCGTCGGCAATCTGGCCGGCGGTTGTAACGCCTGTGCCGCCTGAGGTGGTGCCCATTAGGGCATTTATTTGCGTAGTTGCGGCGCCTGTGCCTGCGGTTCCGCCAAGGATAGTGCTACCACCAACGCCGGTAACCTGAAGGTTTTCAGCTTTGGTTGCGCCACTTCCGGTAGCAACGAGTGAGGATATCGGCGAGCCGGTGGATGGCTTGATTGTCTTGGCAATGAATTTGTTGCCAGACAAACGGATGTACTCATCGCGATAGCGCTCTTGCCAGATATAATTCGTGGCCTCGGAGAGGACACTCATCATATTGCTGAGCTGCTCCCGACGACGAACGGGGAACATCAAGTCGTTCAAACCGATGTCCGGAGACTCAATGGCGGCGTGCGCCAACGAGTACTTGCGGAGGGTCTGACCGAATCGGATGTTTCCGATCAACGGGGGGTTAATGTTGCTGCCCTGACTTCTTCCAGTTCCGATGCCGAAGCTGGTCTGATCATACACAACGTTAGCAGCATTGGGGCTGGCAGCCTCAGTCGGGTCTTGGTACTGCTGCGGGCTGAACTGTTCGTCAGTCAATGCAACACGACCGTTCGTGGGGTTGGATCGGAAGGTGGTGTCCGACCAGCCAAAGGGTTGAGCTTCTCCGGAAGAGTTGACGGCGTGCGGAAGAGACCGCTCGAAGGTCATCACAGAGACGGTATCACCCATCTCTTCGGGGAAGGTTTCGGTTGATTGTGAAGCGACCTTATTCCAGATCGAAGTGTCTACCGTACGGCGATAGATCTCTGGGCCGATGCGCCCAGCTTCACGAACTAGTAACTGTTCGATTTCATAGGTTGTAGCCATAATTTTAGTTTAAACGAGCCTCCCAGCTCATTCATTAAAACAAACTTCGGCCATTGGGGACAAAGTCCATTTTAAAAGTTTCGTAAGTTGATTTTGCCTCCCCCGGCATCAGGGAGCTTTTAATGCCCGTACACCATCAAAAGCCACTTCCATTTTTATAGGCCTAGAAGTAAACCGCGCTTCCGTTTTTGTAGCAATCTACTTCTAAGTACGAAGGTATTAGACGCCGTAATAGTGTCAATAGGTATTTTAGACTATTTTTTCCGAAGCTTAGATTTCTTCTTTGGCTTGTGGCCAAAGGGGGCGGTCTTCCATAGGCCAAAGTTATTGAGCCGCAGCTTTTCTAAAAAGCTGATGAGCTTAGTTTTTTTCATGGATTCGGATAAAAGGGGTGAGCTAAGGAAGCCTTAGATGCTAGGGTTTGAAAGGTTTCTTCTGAAAATAGGGTCCCACTCTTCCCGTAATACCCCTTAGTTTTTGGGCAACGCCAATATGAAACTATTTCCGGGTGCTCTTTAATTGGAATTTGTAGGGCTGAAGTAATTTCGCACATTAGAAACTCGGTTGAAATTAGTCCCCGCTCGATTCGATTGGTGGAGTTGAATCTTTTTGTCAGTTTAAACTTTTCGGTGAAATAAGCGTCGTCGCGAGACAAATCTGAGGATTCAATAGCATCAATAATGGAGGAATGGAATCCGCGAATTCCGTTTTGAATAAAAGTTGCATTCGGATGTCTTGCGCCAACAAAACAGCCAAACATCGTGGCTCGGAAGTCGGGATCAAGAGGAGTAATAAGTGGTCCGTTAACCTTAACGTCGGTATCTAGCTTAATCATGTAAGCAGTTGGATTCTTGCGGTAAACTTCAAAGACATTTCTCCAAAAACGAAATCCAAAATCTATTCCGTGGGAGTTATCGTAGTAATAATACTTAAAACCGTGCTTAAGGCAAAGACTCTGAATTCTTTCATCCGAGTCTCCGTCCGAAAGAACGGAAACATTGTGCAAAGGATAGTTGTGAGTTCGAAGTCCCTCGGAAAGAAGCTCGAGACGGTCGAAGTCTTTATAGGTTGTAATAATAAAAGAAATGTCGTTCATGTTATAAGAGGTTATATTTAGCCTTTAAACTGTTAATGACACCGATTTCGTCCCGTTGGCTGAGCGAAGAATTGTACCAGATAAACTCTGTTAGATAGCCTGCGCCGCCGCTATTGGTTGAATTTGCGGGGGAGCCTTCCCCGCTATAGGCGGAGGAGTTGAAAAGGGTAAGTTCATTCTCAAAGTTCGAGCCCACAGAATGAGGGCCAGAAAAGGTGTCTCGAATATCTCCGATTTCTTGGCCAATAAGATCACCATTTATACGGGTGTAGGCTCTTTTTTGAAGTGCGTTAACATTTACCGAAAAAATCTTAAAAGATAAGAACCCTTGCGGAGACTTGCCAGAGATACTGCCGAATGAATCAACAGGCTGCGCATATAAACCGTTATAGTGATCCGAAAAACCAACGGCAGATTTTAGAGGGACCCGTGCAGATAAACTTGCTTCGGCGGAGTTAAAGGTAGCGGCGTAATTATTATACTCCGCGGTCTGAATTTTTGGGAAGGCGATTAGGCCGGCAAATTCTGAATAGGACCTATAGGAGGAGTTGAATATCTGAGAGCGCCCAGCGCTAAACAATATTCTACTGGAAATAGAATTTGTAATGTTTTCGAGTTGGGCAACCATAAAATAAGTGTAAGATCCGGTATTTAGGGATTGAGAAAAGCGGAATCGAGTCATATTCTTGTGCTGCCCAAATTCTGTCTTGTACGCGTATTGGATTACGGGGTAGCCGTTCAATGGAAACTGAGCGATGGTCGGGTTTTGTATATCTCCGTTTCCGGTATTTGGTAAATTCAAAGAAGTAATATTGAGAGAGCCTTGACTCTGCCAACCTGTCACACGACGGTTAAGGCCCGTCCCGGTTGTGGTTACTCCGGCATCGGATTTCAACCAAATATAGGGTGTTGGCATGGCGGATTGAGGAGAGACGATCACTCCGGAATGTCCGGAAGACAAGTCTTTATAGGGCCAAGCGCGATCAATATAAAATTTTAGTTGTCCTGTGACCCCAGTGGCAAGAATCCATTGATCTACTTTTAGGGGGAGAATTTGTAGCCAAGTATCGTTAGTCCCATAAGGCCGGGAAGCTATTTCGGTGAAGCTTCCATTTGTGGCTATAACATAAAGGCGCATAAATTGTAATCCTTCTGGACCACCACCACCCGGATAGTCTTCTTGATCAGCAAAAACAATAAACGTTTTTCCGTCGGATTGCCCAGACCACGAGCTGCGCCCATAGTCGCCCCCTTTGTATAGAAGGATTGCTCTAGTCGTGTAGTCGCCAGAAGCCGTTGAATTAAAGCCGTTGATGGCAATAATTTTTTGGGTATACGGAATTTCGGAGGTGGCTAGGGTTGGTCCGGTAATAAGAAATGAAGAATCATACTGTCCGCTAGAGTTATTCCAGCGGGCAGTCGGAAGAGTATTTAAGGTGCTCTGATTGTACGAGCCTGCGGGCTCGGTTTGGTCGCCATTCCAGAAGGTCCAATTGCTGGTATACAGTGGGGAAGCTAAGGAAGAATAATTAGAGCCTCGTTGGGAATAAAACCCGGGAGTTGAAGTTAGGTCGTAAAAGCCGTCGTAATATGCATACGGGGCGGCGTTGCCTTCAGCGTAAACTATGGGCGGAATGGCTGGGAGTGATGTTGCAATTCCGTATTTATCCCCAAGATATTTTTCAACTTTTTGGCGCTCGGAGGCTGAGAGAACTCTGTTGTAGACTATTGTTTCCGCTAGGTTGAATCCCCCGCCACCGCCGCCAATCTGGGAATTGGCATCAATGCCAATCTGGCTTTGGCGGTCACCGCTTCCGGTAAGAACTCCATTCAAATATATAGAAGCTGTGGAGGCGTTGAACGTTGTTGCGAGTATATAATTTGTATCGTTTTCGGGGAAAACATTTGAATACGTCCGTTCGGACCCTGAAGTGTTTTCTACGTAGAGATCGTTCGGGGCGGCCCTACTAAAACTAAAATTACCGCCTTCACCTTCCTCGTAAAATAAAACCGAATTACTTGGAGTGGCGAAATAATTAAATCTGACAACGGAAAATATTGTTCCGATAAATTCAGTTTCGGGCCAAATTGTAGATTGCAAATTTAATCTTGCGTTAGGTCTAAAATCAACAAAAGACTGGTTTCCGATGATAGTGGGGGCAGCTATTCCGTATTCTTGGGGATCTCCTGTGACTGTCCTCGAAGATCCGCTCTGATCCTCCCAACTTGTTACGGAATTCACGCTTGGGGCAGTGCTGTAGGGGCTGCCCATATTATTTCTTGCAGAAGTTGAATTTGTTGCGGTTATGCTTCCGCCGTCATCTGTCGCGTACCAACCTCCGGGGGAAAGCGAAAGGTCATCGTTTCTGTACGAGTCGTTACCTAGTACCCACCTAGGTCCTTCGTTGTCGTCAAAATATATCTGATAACCAGCACCAGAAGTCTTGGTAAATGGAGCAAAAGGATCAAGTGAATCTGATCTAATATATGTTCCGTTGTAAAAAGAAAGTCCGGCATTTGAAATTATTATTGCTCTCAAATAATTGCCGCGAGTCCAAAAGCCTTGGAAATTGCTGTTTGAAATAGTGGCTAGAATCGTTCCGGGGTCATCGGAATTTATGAGCTGACCGCTAAAATTAATATTATAATTGCCGTTCCAATAGCCGTCGGGTTCTCTAGTGTAGGTACCGTTAAGTTCGTTATAGTTCGCGCCGAATCCAGAAAGAATGATCTGCGGGATAAAGTTAGTGGAGGTTACTCCGGCGTCGGCCTTCAACCAAAGAGACAGGCCTGCCTTGGGAATAATTGGTTGCTCTAAGGAAATAACCTTACGATTTGATTTTGTTGGCTGAGCAAAAAGCCCGGTAAGATTAGGTCCAAATATAGGCATTAAGATAGTCCCGAGTTTCGGGTTCTCCGACCTACGAAGTGTAGGCTTCTAGGATGTAGTACGGCTTAGATGCGGCAGAACAAACAAGGTTGAGGCTACTTGCTGGAACATAAGTGCCTTCAAAGCTTACGCCTCCGCCATTTGCGGGAAGAAGCATTGTGCTCGCGGATGCTGCGGCTCCAAAGTTAAGATTCATATTAGTGTCCGAAAGATTTTGAATAACTAGGTATTTGCGATTGGCGCGAGCGGCCAAGACCGAGACGCTTGTATTTGCGGTAGCTGATGAATTACCAGTTACAATATTTTCGGTTGCTGTGCCGGGGGCGATGTCAACCTTGACTGCGGTAGTGTTGCCACCAAGAACGTTTACCGAGCCAATGGTGTTTGATCCGGTGGGTAAAGATGGAAGAGTGGAAACAACTCCAACATCAACACGTCCAACTACTCTTCTTGTGCTTGGATTCCCGGGTAAGGAGAAGGCCATCAGGGGGTCAACAGACTTATAAGAAGTAAATCTGTATCTCCACCCACCGGATGCGCCGGCTGGTATATTAAGTCGGATATAGCGATAGGAGTTCTGTGTCGATGAGCCGGGTGTGGCTTGCTGCAACGGAACTATAAAACGTCCGGAATAAACAGATCGTGATCCGCCAAATAAAGATGTTGCGGTTACGTTTTTATAACTATAGGCGTCTGTTGTGCTCGTAGCCGGAAGGTCGTAGTACGTCGAAAAGCCATTCGATAAGTTGCCGGCGTCCCACGTCGAGTTATTAGTAGACAAATCGTAGTACAAAGCTCCGGAGGCTCCGGCTCCCGTCAGCGAAATTACAACGTAGTCGGCATTCGCCCCAGCATCGAAGGAAGCTGATTGTACGGCTGAGCCTGAAGACGAAAGAACCGTAACAGAGCCAGTGTTAATGATGTAATCGTCGATTGGCTGAGTTTCTCTTGTTGGTTGAGTAACTCCCGATCCGTCTACAAGCAAGCGGGTTGAACTTACAGTAAGATTTGAGGGTATCTTTGTATTTACTGAGCTTAGGGTTGTTTCGGAGGAAGCTCCCGTTGGAAGGGGAAGGGTAGTCGCAAAGACGAGTTGGCCGAAGTTAGATGATGATCTAGGATTAAGTGTATAGGAATAAGCCCAAGTACCTGACATTCCCGATCCGGCTACTCTGAGTCTAAAATACCTTGCGCCGGCCAAAGCTAGTTTATAAAACCCAGCTGAGCCGATATTTTGTACAGGAGATGAAAGACTACCGGAAAGTGGTAATGCGGCCTGAGTAACAAAGGTTGAATTATCGTTTGATACTTGGAATTGGGCGAGACCTACCATTGGAAAATCGGTAAATTGAACCATTATTTCAGAAAATCCGCTTACATCAATTGACGATATAATATCCGTACCAACCGCAGAGGTTCCGGGGAGAGTGCCGGAGCCAGTTGTTAGGCTCTGGTTGTTTGCAGTCACAGTTCCACTAATTGGCTGGGTCGCCTGCCAGAAGGTTCCGGTGACTGGCGTGGTAGGAGCGGTGGCCAAAGAAACGGGTTGGGTGGCTTGCCAGAAGGTTCCGGTTACGGCGAGACTTGCGTTTTGAACGCTTACGTTCTGAGAGCTTGGAAATGTAACGCTGATATTTTCTAGGGCTGCAAGGCTTGTTGCACCAAGTTCGACTGTGCCATCTACGGTGAGAGAACTATTGTTATCGCTTACGGGTATGGGGCTGTTCTCGGAGTTTTTAATCTCAACTTCGTTAGTGACCGTGACTGGACCAGTAATGGTGGCGGAGCCGGTTTTCGCCGCGATTTCTTCGAGGTAATCTATCTCATTTTTACGTGGCATAAAATTAAATTATAGGGGGTAAGATTTTTGTCAACACCTCTATCGAAGTCCGGCCTCCAAGGCTGCGACTAGGCCCAAGCTCTTGTCTAGAGGCTCGGAGGCATTCGCGCCATTCCCAGCAGAGGCGGGGCCACTCGAGGGGGAGGCGGAAACGTACTTCTGTAGCTGTGCCCGAAGATTGGAAATTTCCTCATTCGACTTTGAGACGTAGGTGTCAAACATTTGCCGCATAACTGGGAAGCTGACGGCCTGCATTGTTAGCTGGGCCTTTTGCTTCGGGGTAAGCTCAGTGTTTTCGACGGTAAGAGCTGTGTTATAGATCTGCTCTAAGGACTTGTTCCATCCTTCGTTGTCATTGGACTTCCGGAAGTAGGCAGGGCCATTCTCGGTGAAGTCACGGAAGGTTTCTTGGTAGCTGCGGAGGGTTTCGCTTTGGTTGCGCTCTTGAATCTCTTTAGCGGTCCGTTCCCTCTGCTCTTCCATGACTTTCATCGTTGTGGAGATGTCTCTTCGGAGCTCAGAGTCTTTGTTTTTGAGCTCTAAGAGATTATCAATGGCCTTGCGGGCATCAAAGGCGTCACTTTGGCTTAGCTCTTTTGTAATAGAGTTAATCTTCTTACGGCGCTCGACGGGATCTTCAATGGCTGCTGCCTTCAAAAAGGCGTCGGCCTCTAAGTCATTTGCCTTTGCCAAAACTTCAAGCTCGCCCATAAGACGTCCCTTTGGGACTAAGATCTGGTCATTGTACTCGGGGCTTGCCTCTAGGTTAATAGTCTTTAGGCGGGATTCGTAGTCTTCAATGCGTTTCTGGTACTTTGCAATCTCTTCCGAGTCAACGGACTTTGACTGCTTGGTCTCAAGCTCTGCAATCTTGGATTCAAAGCTCTTTACTCGTTCCCGTTCGCTCTTTAGGTCGCTAGTAATCTTTTGGAAGGCTGCGCTAACCGCTGGATTTGCATCCTTGGGAAGGGCTGGCTCCTCAACTAATGGCTTGGTTTCCTTCGCAGCGACTTCTTTTTTAAACAAATCAGGGAGAGCTTCAATCTTTGGGTCAAATTCATTCCCGGCGGTAGGCTGTTTAACCGCTTCGTTGGCGGCCTTTTGAGTTTCGGGAGCTGGGGCTGTGACGGAGGTTGCTACCGGAGCTGGGGCTTCTGCGGCTGGCTTAACAGCGTTATCAATTTCAGAGCCGATAAGATCGGCAAAAGAGGCAATCGGGGTTTCAGAAGCCATTTGAGTTTATCTCCTTGTTAGGTGGTTGTTTCTTGTACTGTTGAGGGTGTCCAAGGTTCGGATTCTTCCACTGCCTCGGGACGATTCTTTGTCATAGACAAAACTTCAAGATTGCGAAGGGCGTCGTAGTAGCCTTCTCTACGAGCATTTAAAAGTGCATTATGCTCAATGTAGGTAACTCCGCTCTGGGGAAGCTGTACATTTCTGGGTTGACCTACATTCTTAAGAAGGGTCAGTGCTTCTTGAATAATTGGAGATTGGAGGGCTACCCGAAGCTCTTCGGGCTTAACTGTGGCAAACCATTCGTTTAACATGAGTTATGTTTTGGATTATTTTTGAAAATTGGTCAAGCTAAATTTTTAAAGATTATCTGACATAACTTTTTGAGCGTTCTTAGCGTCTGCAATGGCCATTTCCTGTTGAGCCTTTGCAATCCTAATCTCGTTGTCTGCCTGTGCCTTTGCGCGGGCAATTTCAATAGAATTCTGTGCTTTCATGGCTTCAAACTGAATCCTCTGCTGGTCCAAGGAGGCTTGACCTTCGTTGCCGGATGCCTGCATTTTTTCTTGTTCTGCCTGCATTCTGCGGCCTGTGTTCTCAACAAACTCACGCATAAGGTTAAGGATTTTAAGATACTGTTTAACCTCACTTTCCTTTGAGCGGTCCTTTGAGAGAAACTGAAGGTGGCCCGAGCAGTGGGGCATAAGGGCCGAAAAATACTGAAGCATCTGACGCTCGTCAACTTGTTGATTTTGTTCAAGCATTTGAAGGTTCTGGGCAACATCGGTGAAGTGGACGCGACAGTGTTCTCCATGTAGATCGTCAGGAGAAACTGGAATGGCCTTCCCATTCGACATAGCAGCATTTTCCAAAGTAGCCATTTTTGCGTCCAAAGTTGGGCGTAGTTTCTGAGCGTTGGGGGGCGGGACATATCGGTCGACATTCGAGTATCCAACTCGAGCGGCCACTCGGTCGCGCAAGAGATTTTGACGGCCAACTTCATCAAAGCCACCGGAGATCTGTAGAAACTCGTTAAAGGCCTGAAGACGCTGAGCAGGTGAGCCGTAGCCGACGGCGCGAACGGGCTCAACGTCTAGGAGTTCTGGCTTTAAGGCCTTGGTGTCTATCTTTCGCATCTTTAGGCGATTGTGGAATTCCTTCACATTCTCGTAGCCGCTCTCATATTCGCTATAGTTCTTATCAATCATCCGGCGGAAAACTTCCTTTAGAAATTTTTGCCAAGGAGTATAGAAAAGATTCATCGAGCTTGTAGTGAGAACGCTTTGATTCGCAACCGAGGCACGAATTTCTTCTGCCGTACGAGGTTTGCTTAGGCCGTCGCTAGTGCCTTCAATCTGGTAAGCGCCGCTAACATTCCCGCGCTGACGGCTGAGATCGTTAAGAATAGGCAGAGAAGCGTCGCCGATGTTTGTCATCCGTCCGTTAACAATCGAAACATTTGGAGGGAGGATGGTGACAGGCCCTTGTTGGCTAAGAACAAAATTGTCGGCATCTGCGGGAGTTGCGGGCTGAAGTAGGAGAGTGGAATTTAAAAGCGCACCGTCAATCATGGTGTTGCGGAATCGGTTGCTTACGGCAACGCTTGGGAAAATCTTGTGACCTAAGCCGCGAACGGAATGAAGAAGCCCATTCCCTACGCTAAAGGGGAAAAAGATAAAGGCTTCCGTGGCTTTTTTAAATCGCTTATTGCGTCTAAACAGAAACTCACCGGTGCCATCGCGAAGACCAATAAAGTGTGAATAGCTTCCATCGTTCTCCCGACAGTAGTAATGAACCACTGGAATCGTGGGGGAGCGAACGTAACTGTAGTGCAGCTCGTTGGTCTTAATTTCTTTTTGAAGTTGCTCCCAGTCATCGTGTTCGCGACCAACTTGTCCGGCGTTTGCGGAAGCCCGTTTAATCGCTTCCTTTACTTCCTTTACGTCCCAGCCGGCTTCCTTTGCGGCCTTCGGATCTTCAATGAAATCAAATAACTCGTGAGCAAGATAGCTGCGTTTAACCGCAACAAACTCAACCATATCTTCGTTTGTAGGGGTTTGGTCTGGGACTAAGAAGTCGCCAAGACCGCAGACGTTATACTTCCAGCTACTTTCGTTCTCAAAAAAAATTGCCCCCAAACCGTAGGCTACAAAGTTATGGGCCAGTAAATTGTACAAATAATGGAATCTGTCCCAACCAATAAAGGCGCGATGAAACTCTTCCGAGAGAATTTCCCCAATTTCTAAGTTAGCGGGATCGGCTCCGACATTTAAACGAATGTTGGCTAAGCGATCAACTCCGTTTACTAAGTCGACATACGCGGAAAGGGCTTTCTCTAGATCGGAGTAGGCCTCGCCAAAGTTCAGATTAGATCGGTAGCTTTGTCCTAAGGCCTTAAGTGTGGAGTTATTGTACGGAGGTTGTCCGTCAAACATCGACATAATACGAGCGCGATCCTGAGAGCGAATGTTATCCGCATCCCGAAGTTTGCGATACATTGTGTACGCGGAAAGATGATCTTTAATGCGAACGCGGGGTTGGCGTCCGGATTCGGTAATTGTTTCTAGGCCTTGCACGACTTAGAAAGTCTGGTTAAGAAGGTCGATGTTGTCAACATCTGAAGATGCTAACATCAAATTAGATGAATCAAGGGCTCCGGCATCCTTTTTACGTACAATTGACCTCCAACTGGCTCTTTGGGTTTGCAGGTAGGTTCCGGAAGGGAAAAAGCCGTGAATCTGACGGGCTACGTCTAGGCATATAAAAGCTGCATCCGCCAAGTCGGGGCTTCTCCCGACCCTGCTCTTGTAGTCAACCTTCGGCTCCAAACGGATCTTTCCGCCGGCAATCGTTAAGTACTTTCGGTTAGTCATTTCCGTGGCTAGCTGTGGGGTGACGCCCCCTAGTTGAAAGCTCCGGAGAGCCTCCAAGGCTACATACCAAAGCTCAGTGGCTCGAAGGTCAAACTTGTCCCGAGCCAGCATAGGAGAGACGGCGCTCATTGGTAGCTCGGTGGGCTTGCTACCGAATTGCACGCGTAAGATTTGGGAGGAGCCAAGGATCTCCGAAAGAATGTCGCAAAAGGGCTCTCCACCTCCTGTCGAGTCAACGCCTATGTTTTTTGGAAGAATGTTTTGCTTTCGGCAAATATCTAAGACTTGGCGGGCTAATTGAAAGTGACGGGGATCGGGACTTCTAACGTCTTCTACTAAGTGAATAAATTGATCAAAGACAAACATAGGTATCCCGGTGGCAATGTTCTTCCCTAAGAAGCCTACGCAGGCAATAGTTCTGTCGCCGCCACGACTGAACGATGGATCGATGCCCATAATCTTAACGACGTCCGTAAGTGACGGGCGACCTTCTCCGTTAAACTTTCGGATGTCTGCCTCGGAAAATACGCAGTCGTCTACTCCGGCAGGAGCAGGGAAGCTGCGAATGAAGCGCCAAAACTGTAGGGAGTTTTCGCCTTCGTAGGCCTTTGCCTCTTGAATTTTCTTAGTCGTTAGTAAGTACGGCCAGCGATCATCGCTAGTTAGGTTTGGCGATTTCATTCCGTCGAAGTGAAGACATAACCCCAACTTAGAGGGCCACTCCCCATCTTCTACAGTTACGGAACTCCAACCCGCCTTCGGCTGAGAAAACTGCCCGAAGGGGTCATACATAGATTTAAAGTTTCCCAAGCCTACAAATTGAAACTCTGGATTTGAGTCCAAGTTATATAAGGCTTCTACGACAGACGAAGAGATGTCCGTCATTTCGTCGACAATCAAATACACTCGTTTCTGCTTTAGACCGATAAGCTTTGAGGAGGCTTCTTTTTCTTTCTCTGGGCTAGAGGGAATCAAAACAATTGCGGAACGATCTGAGCTCTCCCCTTCGTCTAGGCGCAAAATGCCCAAGGAATCTACCAGCTTTCCGGGGAGGCCCGGGACGGCCAAGTAAAGCTCCCGAATCGCGCCCCAAATTCGCATACGTGCTTCTTTGAGACTGGTTGAGGTCACAAGCACTAGTGTTTCCGAGGGTGAGGCCAGCCAATTGACCAAAGCCCAAACTGCCATCGTTTGCGACTTCCCAGAGCTCTTTGGGCCGCTTACGGCTAGGTACTGATTGTCGCACGCTGCTTGAAGCATTTGCTCTGCCCAAGGGTGGAATTCAAAGCCGCTTTTTGTTTTTCCCTTCGCGGTATGAAGGGGCCAGAGACATTCAATAATCCTGCGGAGATGGCCATACTTCCCAAGGCCCCCATCCTGTTCGGATAGTCCTTGCCGGAAGCAAACTAATTCGATGTCGAGGTCGCTTATCTCAGCGGGCCATACTTTCCCGTAACGTTCACGCATTAAAATTAGTATCTCAATAAAATTTGATTTGACAACAAAAAGAAAAACTAGAGAGTACGCAAAGTAAAAAAATGAATGAGAATAGAAAACGCAAAAATAGTAGGAATCGATCCGGGGAAAAGCGGCGGAATAGCGTACGTAAATGCAAACGACGTGATAGTAGCAGAGCCGTTCGGGAAGACGGAAGGGGACATACTGAATCAGCTTCGGGCTGTGATTGCGCCAAAAACAAAAGTGTATCTGGAACAAGTGGGAGGGTACGCGGGAAGAAGCCTGCCGGGGAGTGCGATGTTCAACTTTGGAAGAAACTATGGGTTTATAATTGGTGTGTTAATGGAGAGGGAAGCCCGAGTTTCTCTTGTGACGCCGCAACGATGGCAAAAAACTCTTGGCGCGGGGACGAGGGGGGAAAGAACAAGGGACAAATGGAAACTGCATTTGAAGGGACTCGCTCAACTTTCATTTCCCGGTTTGTCAACTATATCTCTGGCAACAAGTGACGCTTTATTAATATTAAAATACGCAATGATTCAAGAATCCATATCTCACCATGCCGTTGTTCAACTACCAGCTTGATAGCGCAAATAAAATCCTCTCGGCGATTAAAAACGGGGAAAAATTTGTCCTCGATGCGTCGGACACGGGTAGCGGGAAAACGCCGAAGACCTGCCACATTCTTAAAGAGCTGGACCTACCGTTTGCCATCGTTTGCCCGAAGATGGTCATACCTACATGGAAAAGATGGTGTGCGGAGTTTGGCATTGAGCCTCAGTTCATTCTTAATTACGAGAAGCTTAAAACGGGGAAGACGCCATACGGAAAGTTTGAAGACGGTGTTTGGAAGTGGGATGTCGAGTCGAACACTTTTTTTGTCTTTGACGAAGCCCATAAATGCAAAGGAAGAGAGTCTCAAAACGGAAAGGTATTATCCGCGTCTAAACCCTATCGGGGTATCTTGCTTTCAGCGACGGTTGCGGACAATCCTCTCGACTTGTTCCATACGGGATACGTTTTGGGGCTACACGAAAAATCAAATTATTGGTCATGGGCGCACGCCCACGGGGTACGACCAGTTAACTTTAACGTTGGGAGGAGGGTCCGGAGACAAATGGTTTGGTGGGGAAAGACGGAAGATCTGGCTAAAATAAGGGCAAGTATTTTCCCGAAGAAGGGCGACAAGGTAAGAGTAAGTGAAGTGCCAGATTTTCCACAAAATAACGTTTTTGCCGACCCAATTGACTACAACAGTCCGGAGCTTCAAAAGAAAGTCGCCCACCTCAATGATCCAGACTTTCACGACATCACGGAGGTACGAAAACAAATTGAATTGCTCCGCGTGCCGACTATTGCCGAAATCGCTAAGGACAGGGAGGCAGAGGGAAAGTCGGTTGTTATTTTTGCCAATTATCACGAGTCTATTGACGCTTTGTGCAAAGCTCTCCGATGCGATAACCTTGATGGCCGCGTCTCGGACAAGAAAAGACAAGAGGTCATTGCGAACTTTCAAAGCAACAAAAAGACGATCTTGGTGTGTCAAATTCAACTCGGGATTGGAATTGATCTTCACGACCTTCATGGGAGGCCTCGGGTTAGCTTACTTTGCCCGACTTTCTCCGCAGTTGATCTTAAGCAAGCTATTGGTCGTATTTGGCGTTCCGGCGCGAAGTCGCCGTCGTTTCAGTACATTCTTTTTTGTGCGAACAGCTACGAAGACGAGGTATGTAAAAAACTTCAAAAGAAACTCAAACAAATCGAAACACTAACAGATGGAGACCTACAATGAAAAAACACGCTGAATTTGCACCTTCTTCCCTATCTATGTTTGAAAAGTGTGCTCGCTACATTCCCGAGGCAGGGGATGACAAAATCTGGGCAAAGGAAGGTACGGCCATGCACCACGCAATGGAAACAGGAGATCTTACGGGCTTAGACGGGGAGCAAAGGGTATGTGTAGAAAAGTGCTGGGAAGTCTTTGAGGAAGAAACCAAAGACGCCACCGAAATCCATAAGGAGCTTACTTTGGAAATAGCTGGTAATACGACCTTTGGAACTGCCGATTTGATTGCCCTATGGCCAAAGAAAGCTTTCATCGGGGACGCGAAGTTCGGAAGAGTTGCCGTTACCGACGCAAAGATAAACCTGCAAGGTTGGGCCTACGCCATTGGGTTGTTTGAAAAGTACCCACACATAGATGACATCACTGTAATGTTTGTGCAGCCAAGATTAACAATGGTAACAAGCCATTCGTTTAACCGTCAAAAAGACTTTGAAAGAATTAAAGGGCGGGTGGATTCAATAATTGAGAAGGCAACCCTCGCAAGGAAAAGTAAGAAAAAAGATTACTACTCTCCGAACGAAATTTCTTGCCTATACTGCGGGAATCGGGCATCGTGTCCCGCTGTGGCAAAACTAGCTGTACCAGTTGCGAGGGCGAACGACACAACTTTGGCGAAAAATTTACCAAAGTTAATCGATCCAAAAAAACTAACAACACCAACCCTACGTTCTAACGCAGAGGTTACTCGTAGGATCTTGGAGAAGTGGTGTGACGCAGTTAAGCAGTGGTGCGATTCTGTGAAAGAACATAACGTTAGTGCTGTGGTAAACGGAGAAGATGTTCCGGGCTACTCGATTCGTTATCGAAAGAATCCGAGAAAGATTTTAAGCATCGACGCAGCTTTCGAGGCTGTGAAGGACAGAATGAGCCGACCGGAATTCGAGGCTCTCTGCTCGGTGAGTATTTCCGCGTTGGTAGAATCAATATCGTCCAAGTTGGACGGAACTGTTAGCGCTGGGAAACTGCGAGATCAACTCGTAGGTCAACTAGAAGAAGTAAATGCAATAAGCGAAGAAATAAGTACACCATACTTAGGTCCAAATAAATAAACTAATAAATAAATAAGGAGTATATATGAAAACATCATTAAAATCAGAAAAGGATACGAAAAAAGAATTGGCTGTAACGGAAGGCGCTCAGTTGGCGACCGCTCCCGCAGGCTTTGAGGAGGCTGGCGAGATTCTCGCTTCCGACCTTAACACGCCTCGCTTGCAGCTTATCAACAAAATGAGCACCTTGAGCGATACCTTTGCTCCCGGCTCATGGGTCTTTGATAAGGAGATCGTTCTTGCGGATGGCAAGACACCCTTCGAGGCGACCGTATTGGCCATTCGTAAGAGCTACATTGAGCTCTTGGAATACGGCACCGAGCAACAGCCAAAGAGAGTGACTAAGCTCAGCGAAGTCGCGGCTCTTGGTCAGATTGCCTACGGAAAGACGCAAGCGGATGCCATTCGTAAAGAGAATCAGATTCCCTTCACGGAAATGGCAGATTGCTTGGTTCTTATCCCAGCTCCGGAAAAAATCAGCGAAGTGAACGCTTTGCGTTTTTCCGAGGAGTATAACGGCAAGCGTTATGGATTGGCGATGTGGACACTTCGTGGTTCCGCATACAAATCCGCAAAGCAAATCTTCACCAGTATGCGTTCCGTTCTGCGGAATGGCTTAGAGGCTGGCAAATGGGAGTGTGTTTCGAAGTATGTTTCGAAGGACACTAAACAGAGCTGGTACGAGCCAAGCATGAGGCTTTTGGGTCTCCACGACGCGAAGTTCACGGAGTGGGCCAAGAAGATCAAAGAAGGCATTGCGACGACACCCTCGGCAGAGTAACTAGTCGTGGCAGAAACCTACCCCAGCCCGGAGGAAGTAGCTTGCGTTGCGAGCGAAACCATTCTTGCTTTGATGACTCGAGGAGGCACAGCTTCTTCGGGCTCAGACAAGTCCGGGCCGGGGGATTGGTTTTGGCGAGATAACTTTCGGTATAATACTGACAGAATTATTTCTCACTTGTCGGCAGCTACCCAAATGATTGACGGCAATAAGAATATGGATGCAGAGGGACCCGAGGGACATCTAGCTAGAGCCTTATGTAGAGCAGCTTTCGTTTTTATTAAATTCAAGAAAGGAAAAATTAAATGAGTGCTACTGTAGAAATTAAATTCTTAGAAAAAACTGATGAACCCGGAAATGTAAAAATTGAGGTCTATACCTCTAAGTTTGAGCCCAGTCAGGCAGAACTTACAATGGCCAGAGCCTTTCATACTTCGGTTGTCGACTGCATAGATGATGTGGTTAAACGGACAAACGAACAAAAATCTACAACCCAAGACACTGAGGTTAAAAAAGATGCTCCCAGAATCATTACGCCCGACAGCTATTGACTTTGAAAGTTACTACGACGACCAACTCAGCATTGGGATACAAGGACAAGAAAAGTACTTAGAGCAAACTGATGTCTATATGGTGGCTATCGCCTCCGATGACGTCAATTATTGCGGCCCAGTTGAGAAGGCTCCGTGGGAGAAGATTGATGGGCGCCTATGGTTAGCCCATAACTACAGCTTCGACGGTTGTGTGGTGGAGGTTCTCCGTAGAAAGGGAATTATCCGAAACAGTAAGGCGGGGGCACAGTTTTGTACCTCTAACTTAGCTGCCTACCTACAGTGTCCGAGAAGCTTGGCAGACGCCTCCCATTTCTTGCTCAACAGAAGCATATCTAAGGACCCTCGAAAGTTTATGAAGGGGAAGCATTGGAAGGATGTAGAGGAGGAAAAGAAAAAAGAGATTATCCAATACGCAGAGGCAGACGCGAAGACTTGCTTGGAGCTGTTTAATAAATACTCTGCGAAGATGCCTGCTCACGAAGTAGAGCTAGCGAACCACACTACTGAGATGGGGTGGAAGGGCTTGGCCATCGATAAAGAAAAAGTAAAGCAAGGCATCGAGAAGTTGGAGTGGGCGATGATTAAGGCCGAAAGAGAAATTCCTTGGGCCCAAGAAGATCTCCCCCCACTGAGTCTTGTTGAATTAGCGAAGTGGTGCCGAGATAAGGGCATTGAGCCGCCTGTCACTACCAATGAGGACAGCCCCGAGTGCATTGAGTGGGAGGAGAAATACGGGGAGAAATATCCTGTGGTTGCAGCTATGCGAACCTACCGCAAGGCCAATACTATTCTTTCCAAGATTAAAATCCTCGAGACAAGAATGCGACCCGACGGAACCTTCCCCTACGGCCTTCGATATTGCGGAGCCTTCACGGGAAGATTTTCCGGAGACAGTCGCTTTAATATGCAGAATCTTCCGAGGGGAGAAATTCTCGGCGTAGATCTTCGTAGTTGCATTATTCCAAGGCCCGGAAAAATATTTGTCATTGCGGACTTCGCGCAGATTGAGCCGCGAGTACTTGCCTACATTGCAGGCAACGAAAAACTTCTTGAGGCGATGCGGGAGGGCTACGGAATCTATGAAGCCTTTGCCGCCGGCGCCTTAGGATGGCAGGGAAAACCCGGAACCTTTAAGAAAACTGATCCCGCTGGATATATGCTAGCGAAGGCATCCGTCTTGGGGCTGGGTTATGGCGCAGGGTGGAAGAAGTTCAAGCAAATTGCAGCGATGCAATATGGCTTAAAATTAAATGATGAAGAGGCGTCGAAAACGGTTGACAACTTCCGTACACGGAACAGACAGATAGTTAACCTATGGCAGAAACTCGAAGCTGGGCTAAAGAAATCGCACAAGACGGACTTCGAGGTGGAGCTTCCGAGCGGAAGGAGTCTGGTGTATCGGGGGGTGGACGACTCCCTCCGGAATCCCTATGGGAGACCTGCTTGGGGCGCTTCTCAGGGGTATGCGAAGGAGAAAGTGACATTATGGGGTGGGAAGCTCTGCGAGAATGTTATCCAAGCTACAGCAAGGGACATCTTAGCGGAGTCAGTTCTACGCCTAGAAAAGAGTGGATTTCCAGTGGTATGCCATATACATGACGAAGTCATCGTAGAATGCGACCCGGATACCAACATCGAAGACATCAAACAACTTTTATGTAAGGCGCCCGAATGGATGGAGGGTCTTCCCATCGACGTCGAGGCCGAGAAAGCGGAGTTCTATAAAAAATGAAATCGACAACGTTATTCAAGCTACCGTCCCTTTTGGGACATGAAGTAAGTCCATGCGTGCCTTGGGAGGAGAAACACCCATCTTGGAAGACGCCGAAGAACAAGCAGGAGGCGGATGCAGCCGCTAGCGACCCTCACTATGACGGATGTTATATTTCCGCCTACGAGGGTCTAACGCCGGGTCTTCGGGTAACCGCCACTAACAAGCCTTTTAAGATGCACGGCATTATCGCCGACTTCGATTGCTTAGTTAGACCGGAGGATATGGAGGAAACCTTTAAGAATATGCGGGATGAGAACCGCCCAACGGCCTACCATAACACTATGTCGGGGGGTGTGCGGGCTATTTGGATGTTTGAGACCCCCATTCCAATCTATGGAGAGGCTCACGATACAGTTGTTAGTCATTTGTTAGATGTCCTTCATATCAAGAAGCTTTTCCCGAGGCTTGACCCTTGTGTGAAGCAGGCCAATCAGTATTACATTTGGAGCCCACACAATCTAACAGTTACTAAGAACTTATTGGCCTCGGAGCGGTTAAACGCCATTGTCTTCGACGCCTTGGATCGTAAGAAGAACTTTAAGGGCAACGGAGATGTGGAAATACCCCTCGAGGAGGTTAAGAAGAGGGTGGAGGAGCTTTATCCGGGTGGATGGACTGGCTCCTTCGAGCCGAAGAGCCGTGGTAATCCTTTCTGGAACCCCAGCCGTAATTCCCCACGGGCAGCGATGGTTACGCCGACGGGAATGGTGGCCTTTGGTGAGGAGAAAGGTTTCTTCACTTGGGGAGAACTCCTTGGAAGAGATTGGGTAGAGGGCTTTGAGCAGGCGAGATTTGGTAGGCCTTCCTCCGAGTGGTTCTTCAACACCGATAGGTATTGGAAAAAAGATAACCACGGAGCTTGGAGATCCTATGCGAAGGAAGACGCCAGATTGGAAATCCAACACCGCTATAGGCTCTCGAAGCGACCACGCAATCCCGACGACCTAAGTGAAGTTGACCGCGCCTTGGTCCACATCCGAGAGGTGAACACCGTCGAGGGAGTTATTCCGCTCCCCTTCCATCCAGAAGATGTAGTTTACTTGGAGGACATCGGGAAGGTCATTAACACCTCGAAGGTTCGTCCGATGGAGCACGCAGAAAAGGCCGGAGAGTGGGGGGAACACTTTCCATTCCTAGCCAAGTTCTTTACGGGCTTCTTCGAGGACGAAGACTCCGTCGACCCTCTCCCGTATTTTCTTGCTTGGATTAAGCGCTTTTACGTAGGTGGCCTACATAAGAAGCCGAATCAGGGTCAGGCAATCTTTTTGGCCGGAGGCGTAGGTACGGGCAAGACTCTATTGGGTCAGGTTATCCTTGGGTACATTATTGGGGGCTTTAGTGATGCCTCTGCGTATCTTTGCGGTTCTACAAGCTGGAACGGGCATTTGCTTCGCGTTCCATTGTGGAGCGTCGACGATACAATGGCAGCCGTAAGCTACGACAAGCACGCGGCCTTCAGTAATATGATTAAGCGAGGAGTAGCCAACGTCACGCACGTCTACGAGGAGAAATATGCTCCCACGGTTAAGATGACTTGGAAGGGTAGGATTGTCGTGACGATGAACGATGATGCCGAGAGCATTAACGCCATCCCGCTTCCAGACGGGAGCATCCTCGACAAGATTATGTTGTTCAAGGTCGCTCACCGTAGATTTCCCTTCCCGAAGGGAGATGTGCTGGAATACACCATTAAACAAGAGCTGCCACATTTGCTAGCGTGGCTTATGAAGTGGGAAATACCAGAGGAAGTAATTTCAAAGGATGAGCGCTTCGGGGTGCGGAGCTACCATCATCCAACCCTTCTTGCGGGAGCCAAAGTGCAGACCCGTGGAAATATGATGTCGGAGCTCATCGACCTTTGGGTAGAGACCAAGAGGGAGAAAGAGGAATCTGTTTGGGACGGGACGGCTACCGACCTGTTCCTAGATATGTCAGTGAATGACAGGCTTACCTCTGTTATCCGAAGCTATATCCCTTCTGCGGACGCCCTTGGGAGGCGTATGTCGATCCTATTGAACATTCGAGAGGACATCAAGAGAGCCATAACCAAGGGTAGGGCAAAGTACTTTATAACCATCCCAGCCTTGGATAAGCCAAAGGAAGGGGTTAAACTGAAGCTATGATCTCTAATATGGAGGTAATTGCGTCGATTGCACTAACATTGCTGTATTGGGTATTTATGTACATATTATTGCCAGTTGTGTGCGTTACCCTTGCAATTTTACTGCTAATAGTAAGTATTGCCTTTGCTTTAGTGGTTAAGAATAGGTACAAAGGGCCAAACTGGTTCCTGCGGAAACCAAGGCGCCCATTCCCATAACGGGCAGATACCGAAGCGGTTAAACGGGGAAGACTGTAAATCTTCTGGCTTACGCCTTCAGTGGTTCGAATCCACTTCTGCCCAATCCTTTAAACACCCCTTTGGGGTGGTCTTGTACCCCGGGGGTGGACTTAAATAGGCTTGGTTTTTGATTTGTAAGTCGTTGATGGCCAGAGCCGGGGTGGACTTAAATATACTTACTTAACTTCAAAAAGAGTTTATTATAGTATGTATATGTGTTTTGCTCAGAGCCACGGCCCCTCCTGCCGGAAAGTCTTTGGGGGTACTTACTAAGTCCGAAGTCCACCCTAAGTTTTTCTTTGCATTTTGCAACGAAACCTGTACAACTTGCAAATGGACAACGAACAACCACCAAAAGACATCGCTAAGAACGGCGTTCTACTATTAACTTCTTTTGTTGCAGCTCAGAATCAATTCCGTATTTACCATTGGCAGACTAGATCTTTCTCGCAGCACGAAGCCTTCGGGAAAACCTATGAATCCCTTTCCGAGCACGTAGACGAGTTTATAGAAGTATTTATGGGCAAGTACGGCAGGATTATTGCCGATACGGCTTTTAATTTTACTCTTCAAAATTATTCAGAGGCTGCATTGGTTTACGCTGACAGATTTGAAGAATTTCTTGTTGATATGGTTCCAGCTATGTTGGACCCCACTGACGACACAGACCTATTAAATATTCGAGACGAGATTCTTGCAGCGGTAAACAAGCTTCAATATCTCCTGACCCTCAGTTAAACGTTTTAATGACGTTTCTACCCATTGAGAGGTGGGTGCAAACACCCTTAGGTCAGGCTCTATGGATTGCCGTTATTGACTACGGCCTAAGCCACAATCCCGTATACCTTGTAGAAATTTGCTCGACCGGAGAGCATCGCTGTATAGATATGAGAGAGATCCGAGGAATGGAAAATCAAACCTATGATATGCCAAGGCCCAAGCAACCCGAAGCACGAGACCCGATGATATGAAAACTCTATCTCGAAGCGCGAAACGCGAAGCAATAGCCGAGCTTAACGAAGACGCTATGTTTGCAGACGATCACGACAACGCTCTTATTGGTTTCATGGAACACTTTTCAGTTGGGCCAGTTGCAACGTACGACAAAGCAATTGTCCTTAAGAACCTTTGCGAACGAGACGGGATGAGCGAAGAAGATGCGGAGGAGTGGTTTTACTACAACATCCTTGGCTCGTATGTTGGCAGCGGAACCCCGGCCTTTTTGACTTTTTTGAAATGATCTTTGAAGATGAAGATTCCATTCGGATTCTATCTACGGGCGAAATTATACCCGTCGGCAAATGGATTGGCCGCTATGAGCCGGACGATGATTATATTGTTTACTACACTTCCTCAAACGGTTTAATGTTTGGGACCCAATCGTCGGACATTGAAATAATAAAACGCAAAGGATCTTGACCCATGAGCGATACAATCAATAATTCAAATAAGCACTGGCCTCAAACTGAAATGAAGAAAGATTTCTCGTTGGAGCGAGAGTTGGATAAACTTCATAAGTTTTACGGCAAAATCGTGGAGCACTGCGAAATGTACCATAAAGAAGTTAAAAGCCTTACCGCACGCCTAGACGAAAGTTGGTCTATGGTTAAATCCAGTAACGACACCATTCTTAAACTTCAGGAAGAAGTAAAAGCCCTACAAGCGAAGATGGACGCACACTCAAATGATTTCAAAAGCCTCCCCCAGTAAAGAGTTTCTTTTTAAGATCCGGAATACCCGGAAGATAGACATGGTCGAGCTGGACATCGACTGCGCCCCCCATGTTATTGACGGGCTTGTGGCCTACGGTATGAATTTAATTAAAGATGACAAAGAAGCCCTTTTCAACTACGCCTTTAACGCGGCCCTCAAAGAATACCTCAAAGACAAAAAAGCCAGTGGGCCGGCTCGAAAAAGCCTTACAAAAAAAGATTCGAAGCGGCGAAAAAGCTCTTGATAAGTATTTGGCGATCCGTACCAAGCGGCTTGGTAAGTAAGCTTCTGCTTCTACCTTCTTTAGCTTTCTACCTTCTCGGCGATCTAGTTAGCCGAACCCTTCTCCGTATTGGCTTTGGTTACCGGCTGTACAGCACTCTTATGGAGTGGTCGCTGGTCTTAGACAGAGAAGACCGAATCTGGAAACCCGTAGATACTGTAAAATAGTCGAGGGGTGTTAAGGATAGAAGCGTGGGCTGTCTCCCTTTCGGGGTTCCCAATTTTCGTCCGGAGTTTTCCTCCGACTCTAATCCCCTCATTATATATACGCCGTTTCCGGGGGCCAAAATCAACCAAAAATAATTTTTTTTTTTTGTAAGAGAGTCAATAATTAGCGAACGCGGGGCGGGGGTGGGGGCGGGAGGGGGCGTGTCTGAAGTCTGACGCCTGCGTCTGAAGACAGGGGTGCCCCCGTCATCCGATAAGTCGCACAATAGACAGTGTATCAACTACGTTGATATCTGTCTAACAATCAACGCAGTTGTTTAACTGCCTTCGGCAGGCTTAACCGACGTTTCGATTGCTATCGAATCCCGAATCTGATTCGGATTCGACTTCAAATTGGGATTCGAAGCGAGGAAAGCGACATTGATAATCGGACGATTATCACCTTTAACTTGCTGTGCTTCAATACCATAGACTGACTTCGCCACACTATGAACCTTGTTCATAGCGTTAAAAGTAGTGTCGACCTCTGAAACTGATACCATTGAACTCTGTTCAATAGCAACGAGGCCTCGGTCAACCTGTTTCTGCACCCTTTCAAGGTATCGTTTCTGTAAATTAGTAACATTGTCTTCGACAATCGACTGCTGTATTGCAATGGCTCTATTGGCTGTTTGCTCTAGTATTGCATCTCTCTCCTCGAACCATTTACCTCTTGATACCCAAGAGTTAATGGTTCCCAACTTGAGACCATACTTCTCTGCCAACTGATTGTTAGTGAGTCTAGTGGTCATGTAAGCAATCTTGACCTGCTCTTTAACGTTCTTCCCAACTCTATAACGTTTCCCGTTATTAGAGTTGCTCTGCTCTGTTAAGCTCATCTTCAATCTATGCTACAAAGAGTTAGAACAATAGCAATACCGAAGCACGTTGAATCTTACGCGAGCCTTTTAATAGTGTATTGCATTGCAATACTCTATTAACCCTTGTCAACGAAGCACTTTCCTCTGTAGCAATTACCCCGTTTATATATGACTATTCAGATAGTCATATTTAAACGACTCTGAAAAGCGACGCCGTTTACCCTTGGATCCTTTAGATCCAAGGATAAACGAACAGAATCCTACAGAGAGGCGAACCTATGTCTGCACCAGCTTGCAAGCACCTAGTACGCAAAAAAGCGTACGTCATAGCGTACACATAACGCGACTTCTCACCTTCGGTGTCACCGCCGTTTAACCGACCTCAACCTATTTAGCGACATCGAAACTTGCCGTTGGCGAGATCGGCGTCGAACCCAAAAAAGGAAAATCAATAACATGACAACATACGAACAAGCCTACACGGAACTCTGCGAACTCTTCGGAGTCGACAGCGACGAAACCCTTGCCATCAACCCCCCGTACCTAGTGGACTAGTCCACTACACAAGGAGACCACCACGATGAACCTACCCACCTACAGCGAAGCCGTAGCCACGGAGATCAGCACGCTCCGTAAGCGTTTGGAAGTGCTCGAGCAAACCCTTTGCCTCCCTCCGAGGAAAGCCAAAAGCTCCCTCCCAAGCTGGCTGAATGACAAAGACCTCCGCTCCCACGAACAGAGGAGAGCCGAGTCCGTTCACTCTGCGACGAAGCTCCGCATAGAGTCTGCCTACGTTGCCATCCTCGAAGGACGCTCGGCGTCACTCAAGGATTGTGCAAGGGAGCATCGAGTGAGTCGCTCAACCCTAAAAACTGCCTTCAAAAGCTGAACCAAAGGAGAACATACACATGACACCCGAAGCCCTCGACATCCTAGACACCATCGTAAGAGTAGCGATACCCGTAGTCGTAACTGGCCTATTCGTAGCCTGCTTCCACAGGTGAAGAAAAGCCCGAAGCCTTCGACCACCCCATAGGGGTGTCACCGAAAGTTTAAACGGCTCAACCTAATTACCATGAACAACGAAACCGCAACCATCCTCGACGAACTCGAGCAACGAGTCTCTGATATGTATGTCAGCGACTTGTCTACTGGCGAGAACAAAGGTGCATCACCCTTGGACTACGTCCGCTGGGCAATCGAGGAGATCGAAGCAAACCACCAACCCATCCTGAAAGGATAAAAAAACCATGAACAAAACCCGCGAACAATGGCTACAGAAGGCAGTCGAAGCACTCGACTCGAAGCTCTTCAAGCCTAAAAACCTCTCGCTACCCAAACGCATCCGAGTATCCGTCGGATGGCCAGGGGGGCGTGCAGACAGGAGCAAAGCTGTCGGTCAACACTGGAAGCCAACTGCCTCCTCTGACAACCACCACGAAATCTTCATCTCTCCGAAGATCGCCTCGAACGGACTGGAAGTCCTGTCCACCTTGGCACATGAGCTTGTCCATGCACAAGTCTTCGCCGAGTACCCCGACGAAGGCCACGGGAAGAACTTTCGCCGAGTGGCCAACGCCATCGGCCTCGAAGGCGACCCGAAGGTGTGTGGTGCAGGTGAAAAGCTCCGCAACGGCTTACTCAAGGACTTCATCCTTCTCGAAGGCGATTTCCCCTCGGGAAGCATCGACTTCTCACAGCGGAAGAAGGACAGCACTCGTCTCATCAAGGCAGAGTGTAAGGCTTGCGGATTCGTAATCCGTACGTCCCGCAAGTGGATTGAGGACATCGGCCTGCCCATCTGCAAGTGTGGCGGAGATTTCCACGAACCCAAATAACCACCCTAAAGGGTGTCACCGAAAGTTTAAACGACTCAACCTAATTGGCCAACCGAAAGGAAAACAACGACCATGAACCCATACAACCTCACACTCAACCAACTTCGCCAAGAATGTGCGAAGCGTGGCATCGGCTCCCCCAAATGGAGAGCCAACGCCATCGTCGACGAGCTCCGCTCTGCCCTGCAAACCGCAGATCGTGATACTGGCGACTACACACCCACCCCAACCCCACAGGAGGACACACCATTGAAGACCGAAACCCCCACACCTACACCTAGCGGTGACGCATTGGCAAGCACACTGCTCCAAGCCCTGCTCCCTCACCTTCCACAGCAAGGCATCCAAGAGGCTCGAGTACGGCAAATCGTCGCCGAGATCATCGAAGCACGAAGCCCGAGGGAGGTTCGAGTTGAGCTCCCCTCTGGTGAGAAGGTTGACGTTGGAATTGTGCATCAATCGTTTAACCGCATCCTGCAAGCTGTCTCCGCAAACATCAGCGGTGGCATCCTGCTCGTCGGCGGTGCTGGTGCAGGGAAGACAACGACCTGCCACAAGGTGGCCGACGCCTTGAAGCTCCCCTTCCGCACCATCAGTGTGTGTAAGCAAACCACCCTCTCTCACCTCGTCGGCTTTATCAACGTAAGCGGGGAGTATGTAAGCACACCCTTCCGTGAAGCCTACGAAAAAGGTGGAGTATTCCTCCTCGACGAGTTCGACGCTGGCAATGAGAACGTGGTGCTGGCTCTCAATTCAGCCCTTGCCAACGGCATCTGCGAGTTCCCCGACAAGCAGATCGAGCGACACAAGGACTTCCGTTGCCTTGCATCGGCCAACACCTACGGCACTGGTGCAACCCTGCAATTCGTCGGTAGGAATAAGCTCGACGGAGCAACCCTCGACCGCTTCGTGGTCATCGAGCATGACTACGACTCGAAGCTCGAGATCGCCCTTTGCGGGAATGACAAGTGGGCAGAGCGTGTGGTGAGCATCCGCAAGTCCATCGACAAGCTGGGCATCCGCCACATCGTCAGCCCTCGGGCATCCATCAACGGAGCCAAGCTACTCGCCATCGGTTGGAAGCAGGCCGAGGTGGAGCAGGCGGTCATCTGGAAGGGCTTGGACAAGAGCGAGGTACAGCGAGTGCTGGCCACCCTCTAAAGAGGTCACCCATCCACAACCTACGTCAACCTAACTGCCAACCGAAAGGACAAACCTACCCATGACAACCAAACGTTCCAACGCCTCGGACTCCTCCAAGGCAACACAAGTATTCCCGCTAACCTTCGAGAAGTTCCTCGAGATTGCGGGAGACCCCGACCCCGACCACAACAGCCGTTACAAGTCTGCGAACCAACAGCCCACGTCCAAGACATGGGCAGACGGAGTCGACTACTTCGAGAGCGTAAGGCGTCTCAAGATCGGCTGGCCAGAGGGCGTGAAGAAAGCCCGTGAGTTAAGCTCGAAGCTCTATTCACGTTTAAACGCCGAGTACAGCTTCCAACGTGACATCAAGTTCGACACGACTGGTGACTGGTTCGACATCGGACGAGTGCTTGAAGGTGAGCCCGATTGCTGGGGTTCCGAGATCGAGCTTGACGACGAGTTCTCCAATGACAAGCGTGGGAAGATCGTTCGAGTGGCAGTGAATGTCGGGGCGTCCTGCTCCTATAGCTCGGAGCAAATCCTCCAACGGGGAGTGTATGCCCTCGCCATCGTCGACCTACTCGAACGACTGGGCAAGAGCGTCGAGCTCACGGCCTCATGCAAGGTGGAGAAGAACGGCAAAATCTGGGGCTGGGAATTGCCCTTGAAGCAAGCGGGAGAAGAGCTCTCCCTTGACCGAGTGGCACACATCCTCGGTAGCCCTGCTGGCTTTCGCCGAAGCTGGTTCCGAGTCATCGAGCACACTGACTACCCCGATTGCGGAAGCGGTCTCGGATGCCCTACAGACTGGACGGAGAGCGAGCTCAAGCAACGTCAGGTGGACATCTACATCGGAGCGTTGTTCTCGGGGAACACCCCTTGGCAGGGCAAGACGGACACGAAGTTCATCATCGAGCAACTGGCCAAGGCGGGCATCAAGTTAGAGCGTGAGGAGGATGCGAAGGCATAACGGATTTGGGCAGTGGGTACTGGTGCTCGTGAGGTTCGAATCCTCACGGCATCGGTTAAACGAAACACGAAACATAGGAGCACGAACAATGAAAAGTTTTGCATCATTCGAAAAACAATACAAGCCGACCAAGCGTACGCCGACAGCGGACGACCCTAGCGACGACATCCTCTTCGAAACCTACGGAGAGGACGAACAGCTAGTGCGGAGGACGAACCCGAAGCACGTTTGGACACTGCTCGACGGCGAGCACGAAACAATCATCTGTGCTGGTATGCACTTCTGCAACCGCATCAACTACCTCATAACGGAGACCGCATGGGACGATAAAAACCTATGCTTCCGCTATGTCGACTAAAGGAGAACGAACAATGGACAAATCAATCTACTCACTTGCGGACATTCAAAACATCTGCGACACCCACGAGTGGTCAGCACTCGTAAACATAGGCGGGGGACAAATAGAGGTGAGCGTTTACGACGATAGCGATGGCTTCGGCGTATTCACCCCCACTGAAATCGATGCGGAGACGTACACCTTTAGGTTGTATGACTGCCCATCAAAAGGAGAAAACAAATGACACGAGGCGACACACTGCGAAAGATTAGAAAGTTGACGTCATTCAAATCCGACATCGGGTTTGCAAACCTTGGACACGGAGAGGCAATCAGCCTCATCGAATGCGTCAACAAACTGGCTACACAAGCCCTACAGAAAGGAAAAAAGAAAAAATGAAACGAACCATTGAGATCGAAGACACCCTCGAGGAGCGGGTGGCGAATGCCATCGAAAGCGTACAAGACGAACTCAAGTCCTACGTCGAACAGAATCCCGAGACTGAAGAGCTCCCATGTTTAAACAACGACTTGGACTACAGCGGTGCCATCCATGAGATCGTCGACGGAGCGGTGCCCATCTACACCTACGAGATCGAAACCACATGGTTCCTCCATGCAAGAGAGCTCGAGAGTGCCTACGAGAATGCGGGGCTCGGAGACAACCCCCGAGAGAACAACGGCATGAGTGCCATCTACTGCTACATCATGGAGCAAGTGCAGGAATGGTACCACAAACACGGCGAGGAATACTTCGAAAAGCTCCCGAAAGGAAAAAAGAAAAAATGAAAGACGCAACCCAAATCATCGAGGAGATCGAGGCACGACTCCTTGAGTACACAAACCTCGGCATCGATCATGCGAACGACCAGAACGCAGTGAACGAGCTCGAGAGTGCCGTAAACGAACTCCAACACCTACTCGAATGGATAAAACAAAAATGAATACTATCACGAAATCTGTTCAAGCGTACATCGACCACCGCATCGGAGAAATTAACCGAGAGGTGGCCACGAAGCACGAAGAAGCGAAGCGTTCACAAGGTGAGCAACTCGGCTACATCCTCGGATGGATAGGCGATTGCCAAGCGAGACGCAGTGAATTGCACGCCGTACAGAGCTTCCTCCGAAAACTAAACCCTAACCAAGAAAGCGTTTAACCACTATGGCTAATGCTAAAACATACAAACTGATGGACGGAGAGAAACGGAATCAGGCGAACCCTGACACCTTCTCCATCCCCGAACTCAACGAACGAAACAACCTAGCCCTCGACGAGTGCTATGCGAAGCTCGGCTTCGTCATGCCACGGCGAAAAAATAGGGTATCCGCAGAAAGAATGTGGGTACGAGTGAAGACGAAAGATGCGAAGGGCACCTACACTGGTGAGCTTGCCAACGAGCCAGCCTTCGTACCAAATCTATTTTTCGGAACGCCCGTCCGCTTCAAGGCGAAGCACGTACTCGACATTCAGATGGTGAAAGAGGAGGACAGCGATGAATAAGACCTACACTGACGAACAAGTAAACGCGATCTGCGAGGAGTGGGGATGGAGTGCCTGCGAATGCTCGAACGAATACGAGAACAGCATTCAAGTATGCACCCATCGTCACGACGACTACTTCGGCAGATTCAATAAAATCACTGACGGAACCTACAACTTCGAACTAAAGGACGTTTAACCATGAACAAACCAGTCAACAGATACCTCATCGACTTGGTAAAGTTTACCGAGCGACTTCGGGAACTGCGGGACAGCGATGCGAACCCTTGTAACGAGGAGAACGCAGAGGGCTTGTGCCCCTGCCACACCTTCGACCAAGCCATCGATCAACTCGAGAACGTGCAAAGCATTCTCAAAACTCTGTAAAAAAAATCACCTATGATGATATACACACAGGGAAACGCAAAGACTTCGGACGGAACACCAGCCTCCGTGCTTACTCGCCCCAAGCCACACGGCTTCGGCATACCACCCGAGCATTTGGCCAAGGCCGACCGCTATGTGGTGCTGGTAACAGACATCCGCGACCGCGAACCTCCGCATTCACTATGTGAGCTGTACGAGGCCGAAGCGTTTAAACCTTATTACTCGGAACGCATCGATCAACACTAACAACTTTTCGTGGGACAAGACGTTGCAAATCAACGCAAAACCCCCCGAATGTCACCGAAACTAAACACACCTCAACCTAAAGGACAACCATGAGCAACAACGAAAAACCAAACAACGACGAAACAAACGAAGCACAGAGACAAGCACGCCTCGAGGAGATCGGGAAGTGCATCACCGACTTCGTGAACGATGACCGCACTCCCGCCATACTCAAGTGGGGCTTACAGATTCTCTTCATCGCTACGTCCGATGACGACACGAAGAGCGGAGTAGTAGGCGGTTTGCTGGCCTGCGGGCACAGAGCCTTCGACAACGCAATCTCCAAATCGCGAGAGGAGGGCAACGAAGCCTTGGCCAAGAAGCTCGAGAAAGATAAGAACGACATGATTAAGCTCGCCCTTCAAGTCGACTTCCGTGGTGCGGTAACCTCCGTACTGCGAACGAAGCTGGGCGAGATTGCAGACGATGGCGAGGAGGCCGAGGAGGCACCCTCCCCGAAGGTGATAGTAGTCGAGCAAAAGAAACCAGTATCGGAGGACAACGTACTGCTACCCAAGCAGAAGAAGGAACCAAATCCCTTTGCAGGGAGGAACTAACATGAGATTACAGACAAAAGAACAAATCCAAGACTGGCTCAAGAGCTACAAGAAGAACGATTCATTTGCGATTCTCTTTTGGACAAAGGACGAGATAGAAGAAAACCTTGGACGTAAGATCAAGGAGACGGAGTGGAAAAGAGCGGTCAATGCCGTTGACTCCGACAGCGAAGAGCAGGTGCTCGGGGAAAACATCGAAGAGCACTTGAGCGTCTAACGAGATGACGAGTGGGCAGACATCATTTGCGATGGCTGAAAAGGTTGGTTGCGATGTAACCTCCGCAATCAATCGTTCCCTACTTGTCGTTTAACCGAGAGGAAACACTAACATGAAGTACATTGTATTTGCCGAGAACACGACCTACTACTCGATGGAGGTAGAGGCCAATAGTGCGGATGAAGCAAACAAGATTGCCGAGCAGAGCGACGGAGCCGACTGGACGGAAGACTCCACAGGCAAATGGATTGTAAGCGACGAGCTCACTTGTAGGAAACCAAACAACTAGGAAAATAAAAACTATGCAAATTATACGCAAATCACCAGTCAGTCTCAAAATCCAATCGATGCACCTCGACATCAGCGAGCTTCAATGGACTCGGTACCTGCGAGGAGATGGTTTGATTCAAGATATATTTCCAAACTTAACCGCCGATGAGCGGGAGTTTATTAAATCAGGCATAACCAACGAGGAGTGGAAAATCCTCTTTGAACCAACGGAGGAAAGTTAAAATGATATTCGAACGTGGAGAATATAAAGGCAACCCAACACTAATCATCAAGCGAGACGAGCGGGACAGATTTCCCTTTAGTCTCGGACTACGGAAGGCGGAGATGCTCCTCCAAACAGAGGTGCAAAACCAACTCGAGAAGTTTGTGCTTGAACACAAGGTTGACGATGGGCTTGAGAACAATGATGGCGAACACGCATGAGTAGCCTCATAAACAAGCGGATGTTCAAGACGTACTTGCTTTCGCTATCGAAGGTAAATGCGGACAAACGCAACGAGGCTCGAAGGGAGATGGGGATACTTGCCAACCTAAAGCCCCACTCCCGAGTCTCAAAGGAAACCTACGACAACGCAACCGCCCATCTAATCAACTGGATGAAGGCACACATCATCGAAAAGAAAAAAGGAAAAACATTATGAATAAAACACCTACAACCGAATCACGAAAGCACAAGGGCATATCACCCGACCAAAAGAAAGCCATCGAAACCTACGAAAAACTTTGTTCGGAGAAAGACAAGGGCGAACTCTCCTTCGAAACCTCCAACAAAGCAAGAGAGTTTCTATACAAGTACAACCAAGAATGCTTGTTTAAACACTTCCGCAAGATCAAGGCCAAGCAGGCCGAGATAACCTTCGATGGCTCGGGAGACAGCGGGCAGATCGAAAGCTCCTCCATCGATGGGAAGCACTTCATCAAGAACTCCAAGAAAAGCGGGATTGTAGAGGGCTTTATTAGCCACACTTGCACCACCTTTCTTGAAGAAGGTGGACTGCAACACGGATGGAATACAAAGGTATGCCTTTACGAAGCCATCGAAGACTACTGCTACAACATCCTTGAGAGCGAACACGGAGGCTGGGAGATCAACGCAGGTTCCTTTGGAGAGTTTGTTCTCGACGCCCGAGGAGATGAACTTGTAACAAAGCTCACCATGAACGAACGCTACGAAGACGTAACAACTTCGGAGGAGACCTACTAATGGCCAATCCCTACCACCACGCAGTAAGCTCCGCAAAGAAGTGGGGCGGGAAGCCCGAGGACTACCAGAAAATCCACGACTGGTTTGACGAATCAAAGATGATGATGGCGGACTTCCGACATCGTGCCTTGCGTCACCACGCCGAGGGATGCTTCATGGCGGAACGAATCTTCGGGAACACCATCACCAACAGCGATGGACGGAAGGTTCCGACTCGGTGGGTAGCCGAGCAACACGTCAAGGAAGACCTTGGGCGTATCCCTTCTATGCAAGACTGGTTTGTGCACATATCAGCCAAGCCTTGGATGGGGGCTACGCAGAAGCTGGACGCCGAAAAGATTGGCTCGGGCGTTCCGCATAGCTTAATCGGGCATACCTTTGTATGCCTACCACCAACAAAAAAAGGAAGAGGGAAAAGAAAATGAACATCAAAACATTCTTAAATAAACATCTATCGAAGAGACTCAAGGCCGAGTGCAACCGCTTGGGCGAACGTTACCGCAAGCTGGAAGCCAAGGACGAAGAAACGGGCTCTGACTCTTTCCACGGCTCCGATGAGCCAAGCGAAATCAGAGATCGGATTATCAATATGATGGCTCCTTCGGTTAAACGCTACGCCAAAAACCTGTTCAACAATCCAGTCGACAAGGACGAAGATAGCTTTGAGTTCTTTGACTCCTTGGGCAATGACCAGCTAGAAGTCTTCTGCATCAGGCGTGGCAAAAAAGGATGGGTGGCAAGCGTTTCAACTAACTACTGGGACGCCCCCGCAGATACCTGCGACGACTCCACCTGCGTGCCTACACCAGCGGAAGCCTTCGAGTGGGGCTTTGGCGACGCAATGGCTTACCACTTCATCAACGAGAAAGTAGGAAGATAATATATGAGCAAAACATTACTTGGCCGAGAGTTTAAAAACATCCCGACTGGCGACCTAGTCAAGCTAGTGCATGACAAGCATCAGGAGCTTAACAAGTACCCGAACAGCACCCGCATTCGAATGGAGTTTAACTTCTCAACGCAAGAGCTGTGGAAGCGAGGCTGGAAACTCGAATACGTTACGACCCTTAAACTGCACCCGCCCCGCAAGGAACGCAGCGAAAGGTTTGTGACGTTTAAACAAAAGGAGGCCGTGGCATGAACAGCAAAGACTTCAACCTAAAGTTTCGAAAGGAAATCCAGACCCTCAACTTCGTATACCGAAGCACGTTCTTTGTTCACTGGTTCCTTCGCAGGTTCATCTTCGAAGGCGTCTTCGCGGGGAACGCTGACTTTAACGGCAACTCCGTAAGCGTAATCAGCGTGCCCGTTTTAAGGTTTTTCCTAGCCGACCTCGAGCGTCTTGTCATAAACTTGCACGACGAGATAGCTCGCATGAACAACTCACTCCCAAAGAAAATGCGTATACCTTTGAAGCTCCCCATCTACGAGAGCTACGCCAAGCTCAAGGCAAAGTCCGAGGCGAAGGCACGGCGGAACTCCAAAGTTTTAGTATCGTTTAACCATGAGACCAGCGACGGAACAGGCATGAATGACTGACCTCGAACCTATCCCCTCGAGAAAGAGATGCCCCTCCTGCCAGCAGGAAACACTGGAAGGCGGAATAATAGACGACTACGTTGCCAACATCCGAGGCTTTGAGATCGTAATCCGAAACATAGAAAGAGACCGATGCTCTAACTGCGGGGAGCAGTGCTACGCTTGGAGCCAATGCCTCAAGATCGACCAAGCAATCAGAGACGCTAGGAAAGCGGGGGTACGGCACGACATCGGGCTGTACGACTTTCGTTTGGACGACTAAAAATAATCGTTGTCCTTTGCAGAATACGTGATAGTAATCGATTCATGGCACAGCACAAACACTACGAAGTAAGGGTTCCTCGGAGCCACGTTGAAGTCCACAAGGTTGTGGCGGAAGACGAAGCACACGCCAAGCGTTGTGTGCTGAACGGCGAGTCGCAAGACGTAAACGTTGAGCTTGCCCCCTACAAGTCCGCCGACGAAACCAGCACCTCCGATTGGTCAGTATCCGAAGTATTGTGAAGCAACTTCGTTTGGAGTTCTGCGAAAGCCTAAAGTGCTGGGTTGTTAAAAACGGCAAGTGGCGTTTTGGGCACAGAGTATTTAGAGATAAAGCCAAAGCCGAAAAGTTTCTCAAAGAAATTACCCTTAAAAAATAACTCCGCTGCTGCGTTTAGACGCTGTTTCTTTGGCATCCCGAAACAAGTTTTGCTCAAAAATCAACCGCAAGTCTTTGTGTATCAATTTAAAACCCTCGAAATGTCACCGAAACACGGGCGACCTCAACCTATGTGGCATGGCAACCGAAGGTAAACTAAAGTCCGCAAGGCTCGCCGAGACCACCCGCTCTATGGCCAAGCTAATTCAACTCGCCCTAGTTCGCCTTGGGGCTGACCCCAGTGCCCTTGTCGCAAGAAAGACTGACCTTCGAGGCTCGAAGGGCGGGCTCACCTTCGGCGAGCTCATGTACTGGTTAGCCTTTTCAATAAATGCCCTCGAGTTTAAATGCAAAAAGATTTTACCAGCAAACGAAGCCATACAAAGAATCCAGAGATGGAAGAAAGTGAAAACAATACTATGAAAACAGCACACGCAACCGCAGAAGAACAACAAGCACAGAATATACTTGATATGCAAAAGGCAAGCCAGTTCCTCAACTGCCATCGGGGACGCTACATCATCGGACGGGCTCTCTACGAGACGTACCAAAAGGTGAAGGACGAGGAGCCCTCGGACGCAGCGGACATGAAGTTTCTCGGGGAGACTTTGTTCCAAATCGGCTGGCTCTCCGCCTTTGTGATGAAGGATAGAAACGTCATCAAGCAACAAATGGATAGCATTCGCAAGCACCTCAAAACAGCGGGGAAACGGAAAACTAAAATTGGAAAGGCATAATTTTATGGTACCTAAATTAGACTTGCTGAAAGAAGCCTGCGGACACTACCTTTCCTCTTGGACTGGAACCAAGACTGGCGAGGAGATTCTTGAGGCCGTTACCAAGGGCAACTCGGAGGTAGAGGTTTGGCAACCCTTCGAAAACTGGTCGCCCGAAAACTTGGCCGAACAGATCGAAGTTACCGCAGAATCACTCACCAACCTCTACAAAGAAGCCTATGAACATGGAAAGGAGTCCGCAACCAAATGAATAAAGCGATCTTACTATTACTAGCCATCGGAGCCTCGGCGAAAGCAAACCCGCCGACCATTATCGGGCAGGGCGGAGAATACTTGGGCACACTATCCGCTAACCCCTTTGAGCCCTCGAGCACATCTAATCCCTACGGATTATATGGGAGCGAATACAGCCCAGTCAGCTTGAGTGACCCCTTCGGAGCCTTCGGGAGCCCCTACAGCACCGAGTCCGCTACCAACGAATACTTGGTCAGCGAAACATTGGAGCTCGATAAATGAAGGGTAAAAAAACGAAGCTCGAAGCAATTCTAGTTGACCCCGTTGAAAGAAGCATAAGCCTTGTTCCGCATGGCGAGGACTTGGACGAGGTGTATGCAACCATAGGCTGCGATACCATCTGTGCCACACAAATGCCGTTTAACCACACAATGTTCTTGGACGACAACGGACTTTGCCGACCCTTGAAAGAGATTAACCAACGTGGCCTCTTTTATATGGATGGAGCAAAACAGCCCTTCGCGGGCAAGGGACTGATTTTTCATTCCACCGCTGACGGAGGATTGGAATCGTGCTTCCTGCTTGTCGAGCAAGTGGAAGAGTTGATTCGTTGGAGGCCGAAGAGCCAACCAATGACAGAATCCGAGAAACGGATTGCAACTCAAATACAAATCATCCCCTTTGGAGGTATTAGAAATCCTAATGAATAATAGACTACTCAAATTGAAGCGTAACTGGCTCAAAGCGGACAAAGTTGCCAAAACTCTTACCCGCAAGAAATGGGCTATCTACCGCAAGACAAGTTCTGCCTATAACAAAGTGACCTCAATAGAGAGCGCCTACCAAGACTTGTTTGTTAAAAGCCTAGTCAAAACCGAAGAGCCGACAACTTCCGATAGGCTACGTGAAATCGGGCGACTACTCACAGCTAATAAGCTGGCTTGGTCGGTTTTCCGCAAGACCGACAGCGAAAGAGGCTCTCATTATCGTATAACCATTCGAGGAAACAAAAACGTCTCGAGAATTACGAAAAGTTTTCTCGGGGTACAGCTATCCGCCTTTGCGGATGATGAAATCCAACGTTGCCTCGATGAGGAGAAGGCTACGCTCACTTACATTGTTGGAATCTATGAGGAGGTTGAAAATGAATAATAGAGACGAATACGAAGATGATCTAAGGGAGCAGTGTAAGTGGGACGAGTTCAGGGCTAGACAACTAGACAGGGAGGACAGGGCGAATCAGACAGGCGACTACGCCCCAAAGGACGCCGAAGGAAAAGGCTGGACTCCGTCTTACTCGGACATAGAGTGGACTAAACAGCTAATAAACAGCCTAAAAGAAGGGGGCACATGGCTTGTCCCCGCCAACAAGTCTATTTGGACTTTTCGGCAAGAGGCCAAGGAAGCCCACCTAACATCAGGGGACGCCAATGAAGAAACAAACTCCCGCATCAAAACAATCCTTCAAGAATACTTGGGGTACAACATCTTGGTATCTCAGTGAGCAACTTAGGTTCCCCCGTACTTCTTCGGCACAAGGCCAAGGCTTGTCTCGAGGAGTCCGAGATGTCTTTGGCTCTGGAAAGCCTATCGGGTCTTCAACAGAGACACAAAATGCTGGAAGAAAACCTACAACTTACTCAGAAACTGCTTTTCAGCTACCTTTCGACCACTCGAAAGCTGGCCGAGGAGATAGCCGTCCTCCGAAAAAACAGACGATAGCCTTCCTTGTTTCGCTTGTAGCCTTGCTCTTCTACCCTTCTTTTGCCACCACAAAGGAAAGCATTCCCGTAGAAGCAGTTAAACAGGTCAAAAGACCCCGGGCAGTAAAACATCGTTTAACCGTTTATTACCCCGGGGAAGATCAATGGACTTCAAAGTGCCAAAGTTCTAGCGGGTATACCTTAAAAAATGGGGTCAGCATTGCCACCGATCAGAAGCTCTATGACTATGGGGATAAGGTGTTTATCGAAGGCTTGGGCGAAAGGATTGTGCACGACACGGGCACAGCCGTACGCGAACGCAGAGCTAGTGGTGGCAGGTACCCGATCATTGACGTTTTCTTTAAATCAAAGGCCGAGGCCATTCGCTTTTCGAATCAGGTAAAATACGCAAACGTCTACCTTGTTGACAATAAGTGATAGTATAAATGCCTTGACCATTTGGAGGTTACACAGCAAAGTAATCGCCCAATGACCACCATAGAGTATTACAACTCCTACGCGGACAAATTCAAATCTAGATTCCCAACCTTATTTGAATTTTCCGCCCCACTCAATGAGCGGAATCTGCCTATGGCCAACACGGTAAATTATTTGCTTCCCAAGATAGCCCCCGAGTCTTCTTTTTTAGATGTGGGCTGCGGGTGGGGAGCCTTCTCCGATTACCTACCTTCTTCAGTAAAATATACTGGCATTGATAACTCGAAGGCCATGCTTTCTTTTGCTACACCGAAGGAAAACGCAACCTTCATTCAAGACGACCTTCACGTCCTACCCTTCGAAGACAACAGCTTTGATTACATTCTTGCAAACGAAAGTTTAAACTACGCAAACGTTGAAAATGCCCACCGGGAAATTCACCGGGTACTGAAGCCCGAAGGAAAGTTTTACAGCAAAATGTGGTTGTTTCGAAAGCCCGCAGAAGAAGCATTGGCATTTAATAAAAATATAGTTTCCTCAATAATCGGGATTGAAAATGATTTAAACGTCTTTGGCATTCAGGACTTGGGATTGTACCAAGAGGAGCTGAACAAGTTTTTTAACCATAAGTCAGAAGCTCCCTTGGGATTCACCCCGCACAGCCTAGATGTTTTATCTCTTTTTAAAGTTTCTGAAGACGGCACAAAGTTGGAGTGGGAATCAAGTTTTTCAGAAGAAGAGGCCAAGGAGTTTCGCAGGACAGCCTTTAAGGTCTTTGCCCCAGTTTTTTGCGGGTGGAGTCCCGATTCGTTCTTTGTATGCACAAAAAAGTGAAGAAAGTATATATTTCGGGGCCGATGACTGGCCTACCAAACCTTAATTACCCAGCCTTCCACAAAAGAGCCACCGAACTTCGCGAGAAAGGCTTCTGGGTCGCCAATCCAGCAGAGCACTTCGACGGCCAACAAGACATCGACAGGAAGGTATGCCTTCGCACCGACCTGAAGGCCTTGCTTGATTGCGACTACGTAACCTTCTTAGATGGCTTTGAGACTAGCGCGGGAGCTCTCTTGGAAGCTTACGTAGCCAGAGAGTGTGGGGTTGGAGTCCTCGATAAATTTGGAGAAGTAGAGTCCATTTGTGAGCCCGTTTAAATACACACCTCCACTCGGCATCCCAACTTGCCACAAGATATTCCCTCTCGGCATATACGAGAATCAAGTCTCTTGCCACGCCGAAACAAAGAGCGCCATCTTACACAACTACGAGTCCGAAAAGTTTCCCGTTAAATGCTCTTCTCCCATGAAACTACCCGACGGAAGAATTGTGCAGGCCGACATAAGCAAGTTTACGGGAGAGGCTCACGGCTTGGCCACCTTCCACAAGAACCCCCAGTACAAAGTATTCTTTTCCGAGCTTGCCTGCCACGCAAACGCCTACCTTCGTATGCTTGGGGTTGATGAGCAGAAGACCGAAATTTATGTTATGAAGAGCTGGCTGGTTATTCACGATGACTACACCGACTCGATGCCCTTTCACGTTCACCCAGAATCAAACATCTCCTTTGTTTATTACGCCCAAACGCTTCCCTGCTCGCAGGCGATTGTTTTCCGCAATGACTCTCATCAGAACGACATATCTCCTGATATTTTTTACAGCGATGTAAACTCTTCTAACAGCCTTGTTACAGAAGAAACCTGTTTAAACAAAACGGAGTTCCCGCTCGGTGTTCGGGAGGGTATGCTCGTCATGTTCCCCGGTTGGAGAACGAACCACGGAACACGAATGACGAAGCCCGAGGCCTTCGACAAGGATACCTTTGTCCCGAGACTTGCGATTGCAGGCGATCTAAAGGTTGTGCTGAAGCCCGACAGGCTCGCCACCATGACCTTGTCCTCGTCTCTTGAGCATTGGGAGAAGTTGTGAGCATGAGCGTAGCTGTTGATGACTACATAAAGTCTCCCGAGATACTGAACAGCCAAGAATTTAAAGATAAAAACTTTTGGGTAGACCCGAAGAGCTATTGGCTGCCCGTCGACTTTAAGCCGAAGACACGCAAGCAAAAGTTAGTCTTCGAGCTTTGGCGTCCTTTCATTTCTAACGAAGAAATAAAGTTTGCTGGCTTTGAGTATTGGAGCAATGTCCTCGAAGGCGGACGCTCTCTTGACGCCCACAAAGACCGAGACGAAAAGCTATTTGAGGATACCGGAGAGAACGTCCACCCTTTGGTTGGCTCCGTTTACTACCCAATCATCGATGCAGTAGTCGGCGGTCAGCTTATGATCTACAAAGACGGCCTAGAAGCAGAGCCCACTGAGACTATCCCGCCGGTTCAAAATCGAATGGTTTTCTTCGAGGCTGGAAGACTTTGGCATAAGGTGGCTCCCGTCATCTCGGGAACACGGGCGCATTTTGCAGTAAACGTTTGGGAAAAAGAACCTTATGGGGTCGGCAAAGAAGGTGGGATGCTTCTTGAAAATTGATTTTGTCGGCCTTCTTTTGCTTATTTGCCGAGCCCTTTTCTTTGCTTTATGGGTTGTCAGTTCCGTTTTTCTTATAGGTTTGTCGGTTTATTTTGTTCGCTGGCTACGGGATCATTGGAAAGACTTGTAGGTGCCACTAGGATCTTGGCCCCAAAGACAAACAAATTGTTTAAACGCTCTCTACGTTCCGCGCACGCCGCACAGGTTTGCAACGAAGTCCGAAACACCATATCAATAGCCTTGGCTACTGGTTGAGCCACGACATGAACAGCGTCACCTAGTTTCAAGATCATCTACTCCATCGTTATCGGCATCTTTATACTGAAGTGGGTCTCTCGAGAAAATATTCTCCGAACGCATAAACTTTTCAATTGTTTCTGTTTCTTCTTCTGCAAATAGCCCACTTTTTCCGTTATGCTTTGGGGAGAACCATCTAACAATATCTCTAGTGAACCTTAAAGTTAGGAAGAAGACCGCCGACACAAAACCTGCAATTAAAAATGCAGCAACAATCACCAAAACAGTTCCTATGGCGAGCAGAAGATCTTTCACTATTTTCCCAGCCCCCTTTTATTCCTCGAGCGGTTTGCGCTCTTCGAGGCAATCCGAAGGTTGCTTAGGGAGTTGTTTGATGTGTTGTGATCTTTGTGGTCGATGTCTTTTCCTTTAATTGCCTGCTTGCCATGCTTCTTTTCCATGACTCTACGAGCAGAGTTACGTTGGGATCTACGCTTAATCTGCTCTGGCGTACCTTGGTAGTTTTCGTACTCTTTTTTATAATTGCGTTTTCCAAGTGGCATATTAACAACTCCAAAGGACTTTTCTAGCCCAGTAATTTGCGCCCATCTTACCCTTAGTTCCGCCAATTCCACCGCTCCTAGCACAATAACTCTTACGCCGTTTTTCGCTGTGATGCTGACGATAGTCTTTCATTGAGCTATCCCCAAAATGAATTAGCTTTTCTTTCCCACCCTCGCAGGCCTTCACCATCATTTTCTTTCCCGGCCTATCGCTACGGCGAGGCTTATTGCAGGGCATTGAAGCTTTTTTTCCGAGCGGCATATTGACTTTAGTGTAAAATCGAGAATACTAGTGTCAATCGTGAAAGAAAAAGGACTAGGAAAAGCAAAACAAAACCCTTGCTGGAAAAACTATGAAATGGTCGGTACTAAAACAAAAGCTGGCAAAACTGTCCCAAATTGCGTCCCAAAAGGCAAATCTAGAAAATCACGAGGGCTCGGTAAAAGATCTAAATAAAGCAATCGAAGACGAGAATATCGTCGAAATACCCGAACAACTTTACGTATTCTTCCTTATGGAAAGGAAGTATCTTTTGGCTAACCTTGACGCCATGCAAAAAGTTATAGCCGCAGCCAAAAATTACAGCTCGGATGAGGTCGGGGAGTGTTGCTTTAAGGACTATATTCAGTCTTTAGATGAGCTTTACAAGTTTTATACCGAAGTCGGACTTCTCTAATTCTTCTGCCTGCTTAGCTCTTCATTGTAAGCCTTGCTTACGCCCATAATAATCTCTTTTTGCCTGTCTTTTAGAGCTTTGATTTCGGCGGAGCGATCATCGCCACCCTCCTCGGATTGCTTCTGAATAGCTTTGAGTTGTTGCTTAACCTTCTGAAGCTGGCCGCTAGCGCTTCTAACAATCGGATAAACGTTAATTTCCGCAGCGTATTTTTCTGACGCTTTTTGCGCTCCTTCGGTATCGCCCCGTCCACCGAGTAGTTTCTGCTCTTCAATGGCAGTGTAGGCAGCCTGTCGAATTGCCGAAAATCTTTCGTAGTCAGCGTAGCTTGGTTGTTCGCCTACGAACCTGCGGAGGATCGGGATGTCGTTTAACCCAAGGCTCTCATTCGGATTGAGAATTTTCTCCGGTAGCGAAGCCACACGAAGGATGGTCGATCCAACTGCACCGGTCAGATAGCCCGCAAAGTAGTCCATATATTCTGGCGAGAACGACAAAGCTCCCTCGCGAACTTCATTGCCGCCGGAGATTTCGTTCATAAACTTTGTTAAGTGTTTAAACGCAGGAGTTACACTGTTGAAGTATTTCTCTGAAGCCGGCGTGGGTGAGGCGTCGCCGGGGAAGTCGGAGGGCGTGATTGGCCTGCCCGCCCAGTCTTGGTTTAAATAAATATCTGTCAAAGGCTGGAAAACTGTGGGCGTAAGTGATGATAGTAGGTTTCTAGCCCCGCCGATGGGGTTAAAGCTCTCCATAAGAGTTTCGGCCATTCGAACTGCCGTATTCCCGTTTGTCTTCTTACCTAGCACCAAGTCGGACAGAATGTTTCCAGTGTGCCAAAAAGTGTTGTACCCGTAAGGCAACGGGAGGGATACGTACCTTCCCTTGGTTCCGGGGAGCATAATAATGATGTTTGTACGCTTTTTAAACTCGGGAACCTTTGACCAAAAGCTTTCGCCATCCTCATCATCTCCACCCGAAGCCTCGTTAAACATACTGGCCAACAACCCAGAGGTCACCGCCCCAACTGCTAACTTCCGAACCTTCGGAGAGGTTGCCACCGACTGCACCAGTCTGGCCGAGCCCTGTAGGGAGGCATTAAAGAACAAATAGATGCTGTTAAACACCGGCCCAGCCTCGCCCTTCTTCGTAAAGTTTACGGTAGCGTTTCTGGCAATCGCAGCGGCCTGCTGATCGGTGGCTCCCAATTCTCTTGCGTGATGAAAGACGGCTAAACGAGTGGCATTTTCTACGCCCCCGTTCATTTTTTCAATCCAATTAGATGATGCCTTTAGAAACTTTTGAGCTGAGTTGGGGTCTTTCCCGTCCACAATCTTTTGAATGTCTTTTATCTGTGTTTCAATGTCCCCGGTAACCCATCCAATTAGCTTTCCGCCGGCCTTCAAGAAAGCTCTGTAGCTGTCGCCCCACTCATCTTGAGTAGAGTTGGGGTTAAATTCTTCCGCCAGCGAAGTCCGAAGCGGTTTTAGCGAAAGCACTGACTTCACTACCCTACCGGATAAATCTTTATACTGTTCCGCAGATAAGTTGAAGGCTGCGGTCTGTAAGTCTCGGATCGGATTAGTAAAGAAGAACTCCGGGCTAAGGCCAGTCCGGGTAATTGAAAGCAAACGGTTAAACGTTGCCAAGGCCCCCACTACTTTGCTCGACCAATTCTCGCTATTGATGCCCCCGTTTTTAAGATTTCGAACAAGATCGGGGTTTTTAATCCGGATAAACTTGGTCTCCCCGTTAATTTTTGTAGCAAAAATATCGTCTTGGTTCATCCAAGTTGGGTCAATAAAGTCTCTGGCGTATTGGAAGGCCTCTCCTGATTCTGGATCTTTTCTGGTTACTAGCCTCCGAACTGTCTGGGGCTTCGCAATCTCCCATAGATCGCTGTCGGGGTATGCCTGCACCAACTCATAAAGGGCATTTCCGAGAACGTTCTTTTCCGCTCTGACGATACCCGCTGCGGCACTATTCATTGCATAGGCTAGAATATTTTCTGCCCTGCTCAGACGACCTAAGGTCGGCTTAACTTCTTCACCACGGATATTAAATCCTTTTCCAGTGGCTTGCCCGCTAGTAGCGATTTCTTCCGCCGTGGCTCCGGGGATTCCCTTTAGCGGAACATAATCTTTATACCTGTCGGTAAGAGCCTCGAATAAGGGTCGGGAGATCAATCCTTCGTCTAAACGTTGTCGGAGGGCCCCGTCAATCATTTGCCGGATCATCTGGCGGGACTCCTCAAGCTGAGTGGCTCTATCGTCAGCCTTGTACTTGGCGATCAAATCGTCTGCCTCTGCGTCGGTCATTCCCGAGCCTCTTTCGTGAAGTTGTTCTATGTATTCTTTGTTCTTCTTGGCCTTGTTGTATTTGGCGAGCTCTTCTGGTGTTGCGTCCTCTCCGGGGAAATAGGGCTCTGGGGGCATGGGATTGATAAGTCGGATACGTGCGTTCCGCTCTTTCGCGTGCAGGGCGTACATAAACTCCTCAATCTCGGCTGTCGAGATTCCCGAGCTCCTAAGCTTTTGAAGAATGGGCTCGACTATGTTTTCGTTGAAGTCAGTTAGGCGTGCTCCGACCTTTCCGTGGTAGAGCTCCTCAAGTTGATAGGCGTTTAAACTGTCTGGCAGCGGCTCGCCAATTTGTTTCTCAATGGATTCTTGGATCTTCTTTAAGTCAATAAACCTATCTTGCCAAAATCTTCTCAGGCCGAGGATTTTGTCTGCATTCGTCACATACTTCCCGAGAAGCTCTCTAGCAAATCTCGGCAAGAAAGGAACTTTGCTTTCGTCAAAGAACACTTTGTTTTCCGGTTGGTACTTGAATCCACCAATAGGGGCCGCGCCTAAAATGTCGGGCGAAGAAGTGAAGTCCGAGTTCAGTCCATTTGCGAGCTTTAGCTGGTCTGCATTGAAAACGACAAACCTTGAGTTCTGTGCTTTATCATCCGTATTGGCTTCTCCTAGTTCAATGGAGTCAAAGCCAAAACCTTTGAGCACCCCTTGGAAAAATGTATTCGCGAAGGCTGTGGAGTCTGCCAAGTGCGGGTAGCTTTGCTCCTCAATCGCATCGGCTGTAGTTTTAATTCTTTCGGAAACTTCAGATAGCTTCATTCCAGTTTGATCTGCAATAGCCTTCGAAAGCATTGGGACAATCGCCTCTTTAATGAATACCGAGCCATCAAAGACGTGCTCTGGAACCGAAGCCATTCGCAACGGATTCTCCGCCCTTACAAAAACAGGCGTTTTCATTCTTGGCTTGCCGTCTTTTTGATAGGCCTGCGCTACGGAGAATTGAACGTCATCTGCCCTGACCTGATCTCGGCTATATGTCAACGCCCCGCCCGGGGTGCTTAGAGTATTAGGGGCTCTAATATCGGAGGTTGCTACGTAGTATTGAACTGCGGGGCTTCCGTCTGGTCGAGTCACCTTGCTGTTCCCGAACCAGTCTTTAAATTCTTTGAGCTTTGTAACTAAGTTTAAAACTTCGGAATCGGGAGTTGCCTTCAAAAAGTAAGGTAGGCGACTCGCAATAAAATCTCTTGACGCTGGGGAAATCGACGGGAAGACCTCATGGGTCAAGACAGCCGTAAGAGCTGGCACCGAATCTCCTTTAAAAATTGTACGTAGGCGGTCGAAGGTGCCCCTATCTAACCCCTCTTCTTGGAAGTCAGCGACAACTTTCTCCATTGTATTGTTGAAGGCCTCGGCTGAATTCCTGAACTTCTCAATTTGTTTAAACAGATCGTAGTTCCTGCGGCGGAAGTCGGGGTTGTCCAATAAGCCAACACGATAGTTTCCGTTTTCGTCTATTTGGTCGTCAGCCTCTAAATATGATTCTTCGATTCGGCGTACGAAAGAATCAATAAAAGCATTCTTACGGATAGCTTTTTTATAATCAAAGGCCTTCCCGTTAAGGAAAACCGGTTTCTTTGCGTAGCCAACAACCTTTGCCAACTGCATCTGCTGTTCGTCTGTCGGCTCTTTCGGCCCAGTAACCTTCAGGCCAGCGTCAGAGACCTCAACCTGAAGCCAGTTTTTCTTAAAGTTAGAAAGGTCTTTCTTGGAGAACAGCTCTGTTTCGGAAATTGAATCGAAGTTTCCGCCCTCAATTAAAGCTCCCTTTGCGGTCATCAGACCGCTCACCGGGTTCTCTGGGTTAAACGTTGTGGCTCCAATTTCAGTAAGTTCTATTTCGCTCGGCTCAATTGGAGTAATCCTCGCAGCATGAAGCCTGTCTCCGTAAACAATCTCTTTTGCGTCTTCAAAGGTAGCTCCGTTTGCCGTCTGCAAGAACCTCACTAAATCCTCCGACGGAACATACTTCGCAACAAAAGATGCTGCGTCTTTCAGGATTTCAGGGGAACCATTAAAGCGATAGGCTTCCGCCAGCTTTTTGTAGGCATCATCAAACAAGACTCTTTCGGCTGTTCCGTTTTTGGGGACTTGCGGTAGCCTGCCGCTCGCAAATTTATTCGCGTCTAAACGATTTGCGGCCATGTAGCCTTCGTCCGGACTTAGCTTTGCTGTCTCTACATAGGTAAACTTTCCATTGCTCTCCATCAAAGCCAAATTACCGCCAACTCCGGGCATCATAACAAATGCCTCGCCGGCCTTGGTACGCATTAACGGAACCTTGAACATCGAAGCAGTCGCGGCGAGAACTCGATCTTTGTTCTCTGAAGAGGCGTTAATTGCCCTTAGCAAATTGGTCTGAAAGCTTTCTTTCGTAGAAGCGCTAAAGCTCCCCAATAGGTCGTTCCAAAAATCAAGGACTGCCGTATTATTTTCAAAGACGCTAAAATCAGATATTACATTTTGAAGAGTCCTATTTTTTTCGTTTACGTCAGTCCAATAGTTTTCACTCTCCATCTTTCTAGCAAAGGACATCTTCTGGAAACCCTTCATGCGTCGCAATGGGAAATTAAATCCCGCTACCGACCTCAAAAGCTGTTGGGATGGAGATGCGGCCCCAATGGTTGTATCTTGCTTGGGAGCTTCGACTTCCCAAGGAGCAGGTTCGTTTCTTCGGATCTCCGCTAGTCTCTTCTGTTCGGCTAAATACTTTTCATCGTCTTTCTTTACACCGGAGTAATTCAATTTCTTTTCCGGGTACATCATCTCCGGAAGAAGCTCAATTTCTTGTGCAGTCATACCCGGAAGTCGCTTGCCAGTAATCGGGTCGTACTCAGGTGCGCTACGCTTTGCGTAGGTTTTCGCCATAATAACAAGCTCAACTTCGGGTATTCTTTGCCACTTCGTAAATTCTTCCGGAAGAAGAGCTACTTTTTGCTTTGCGTACGGGGCCGTTCCTTTTTCCGATTTAATATCTGAGTTGAGCAAGGAGTATCTGTGCGGGCCAAAGTTAAACCAACTATTCTGCCCCCTTGTTTCCGTTGTCAAAGCCCTCTGTGCATTGTCGGAAAACATCTGAGAATGCTTGATCCAAGCATTTTCTTCCCCTCGGGGCCCGAAGCCGTAACCCTCTGCGGCGTGACCAAATAGGTCGTGAATTGCACGCAGTTTCTCGTTTAAACTTACTCCGTTTTCGTCTCGCTTTCCGAGGTAGGGGTGAGATTCTCCGCCAGTAAAATAGAACAACCGATTGTTGGAGCGAACATCCTTCCGCATTTCGGAAGAAGTTTCGTAGGGCTGACCTTCTTTTGTCCAAGGCTCAAAACGCATCCCCATCTTTTCTGTGGCAAACTTCCATTGCTCTTCAATCTCAGAAGCTAAAGATTCGTAGGCTTTTTTAACTTCTTCGGAAGGATCAAAGTCTGGAAGGTTTTCGTAGGCTTCCGCAATCTTAGTTGCCTCCTCTTTTCTGACTGGAACCCAAATGTGATCCACCATAATCGGGCCACGGCGGGATGCCTCTTTGGCCTGTCTAAGTAGTCTGGCGCTGGATTGCGCCTTGCTCCAACCCCTTACGCGCCGATTGGCTTGCGGCGAGGCCGATTCTCCAACTGATCCTCCTCCGATAGCGGCCCGACTGACTCCGAGATGATAAGCCGCGAGCCCTTTGGTGAAATCGTCGGGGATGTCTTGTAGCCGATTCCCAAGTTGCTCAAGAAGTCCGGAGTAATCTTGTTGCTCGATGACTTGGATTTGTCCGAGCTCACTACGGGCTTCTTTGATGAGACCTTTGTAGGCTTCGAAGAACTTAGTGATTCTGTCTTGAGTTTGTTCATTTTGTTGTACTCCTAAGTAGAGGGTATTAGAGGCGGTGTCAATTCCGAACCCGTCTTCGAAGCCAAGCTTTCTAGCGTTGGCCACAAACTTGTTTAAACCGGATCGGTCTTTAAAGACAATCTCGTGCTCTACATCTGTGGGGTTAGTTACGTTAGTGTCGAAAATATAGACCGCCCTTTGAACTTCGGGGGTAGAAAACGGATTGGAGGCAAGCAAGGCCGCAAGGGGCTTGGGATCGCCCTCCGGAAGAGTGAATACAACTGACGGCTCCAATTGTAGCCCAACGTCTGGATTGTCCCATCCACCAACAGTATTTGTTGGGTCAGTTATGTTGTAGCCGAAGATCGAAGCAAGTTTCATTAGGTTCTTGCCACGCTTGGCAAACCTAGTTTCCGCCAAATTGTCTGCATTCTTCAGGCTCTTAAAGTTCCTATCGCGCATTGCAGCGACGGCGACCTTGGCGGCCCCAAAGATGTCCATCTCTCCGACGACATTCGAGATCTGGCCGGGAGTAAGCGGTTTAAACAGCGTTTTGCTTTTTGCGGGCCACCTATCGTGAACTACGCCAAGCTCTAAGGAAATTGCTTTTTGAATCAATAGATCGATTTGGTCTCTACCGGGCTTGCCCTCCAAGAGAATATTGTTTCCGTCATTCGTCATGCGGAGCCATCCACGGCTAAACATTTCATTGTTCACATTCTTGCCGAGGCTGTATCCGTATTTCTGCTGAAGGTCTTTATAAATTTCAGGCTCGTTCTCTTGGAGCCACATAATCATTTCGCCGGCGTGACTATCCATAGAATCCATTCCCTCGTAGCGAATTGCGGAGCTTTCTACTGGAATAATCTCGCCCTTTGGCCCCATCCAATAAGGATCGAAGTCGGGAAGTTTATCAATGGCTTTTGTGTTTGGCTCAGGGGTGATCTTAGCTGCGCCGAGAACGTCTCCCAAGCGATAGCGCTTCAGGCCAAGTTTCTTTAAAATTCCGGGGCTGGCATTTGCAAAACGAAGTGTTCCGATTTCTTTTATCATCGAAGGCCGAAGCGTTTCCGACATCCACTTTTCAACTCGTTCCCTAGCCCTTTGCCTTCTTTTCTTTTCCCCCGAAGAAAGATTCCTAGTTCTGGTAGCATCCTTTTCGGACTCAAAGTACCCTGTGATCTCAATCTTCTGTGAGTAGGGATTAAACTTTGCCTGTAGGTTTCCACGAAAGACGTTGTCGAAGATTTCTTTTTCGGCTCCCGTAAAAGGAGCTTCCGCAATAATCTTGTTTAGCTTTTGCCCTACGCTTTCTTTGCTTTCGCGACTAATTTTATCAAGGATCTCCGGCTCAACAGAAAGCACCGCTTGTCCATTTTCATCGAAGGCTGCGTCCGTATACTCCGGAACTTCTTGCGATTCGATTGTATCTGGTACCTGCTCCCCCAGCCTATCGCCCCAGTTTGCCGTTACAGCCGTTTTAGCCTGCCCTGTTTCAGGATTTATGCTCGCTACCTTTTGGCTTTCATCCATTGAGTCAGTAAACGTCGGGGCATTGGGGTCTTCATCTGGGAGTACGGTGGCTTGGTCTTCGACGGAAGCGTCTATTTGAGGGGTTACGTCTTCCTCCATTTGGGGGTCGCTCTGCTCGTCAACTTGCTGTTGAATCGGCGTTTCGGTTTTATCTGACGGGCCTTTTTTCAGCTTTTGCTCTAATTCAGTGCTGATTAAACGCGAAAGTTTGTTCTTGATGGAGCGGAACACGGCTGTTTTTTGTTCCTCCTTACTGCCATTCTCTGGGAAATTTGTCTCTCGGGATGCGGTCATCAAATAGATAAGAGCTTCGTTTGCAACTTCGGAAGGGGTCTTAATGCCCATTCTCTCTAGCTCAAACTTGAACACCGGATTATTTCGAATGTATCCCGCAAAATACTTAACGGTTTCATTCACCATCTCCGGGTCATTAATGAGCGAGTCCAAGATCTTGTCGGCGTTCGGGTTTACATCCTCACCCATCTTGCTGTTTACGGTTACATCAATAGAATTGAAGTATTGCCCCTGTGCCGCTTCCTGACCTCTCGGCGTCTCTCTTGTAACGGGAGCCGCGCCTAATGTCTCTTCATCCTCTGGAATAGACAAGGTTGGCTCGTCGGGCATTTGAGCTTTTTGTTCTTGAGGCTTTGATTTACCAACAAAAGCCTCGAAGGATGGAATAGGTACTTCGTCACCTTCTTTTGCCTTCACAATACTGTCACGAATCATCTGCCGGTACTCTGTTAGCTTCTGCGAGGCCTGCACCGGATCGCCAAGTATCTTTTTTGCAACTAAATTGCGGATTGTAGTCTCTCGTTTTTGAAGAGTTGCTGAGTCTTTCTTGCGGTCTTTCCCATCCCGACGCCTACCAGAATCATAGGCATCCGCGCTATTTTGATCTGGGAATACCAACCTAACGCTCCCGTACTTTCCGCGAGCCTGAAAGCGTTTAAGCGAAGAAGGGTTTACCTTTGCCGGAGTTTCTTTTTTTGCTGGCTTTGGAACTGGTGTCGCTTTTGCCTTCGGAGCTGGCGCCTTAATCTTTTCGGCTTCTATTTCTTTCCGAATGTTGTCCCTAACAACGTTTAAAGCATCGAGCTGACGGTATCTGTCTTGCTCCAATTCCACTTCGTCAGGAACTGGGGACGCTTCAATCTCGGCAATCTTGTTTGAGGTTTCGTCAAACTTTGCTTGAAGCGTTGCAAGCCTTGAGGGCTGTTGCGGCTCTAATGTAGCAGGGACAGCTTCTGAACCTTGCGTAGAAGCGTCTGGTTGAAGGGTCTCGAGAGGAGTGGCAGTTTCTTGAGGTTGGCCCTCTCCTTTTGTTTCGACGGGCGCGACTGCGGCTGTAGCTGTTGTTGCTGCTTTTTTTGAGCTTTTCTGGAAAATTTTCTCAGCTTTTTGTTTTTCATCTAGCAAACTATTAATAGCCTTTAAATGCTCCTTTACAACAGGCGAGTCTTTTGAGAGCCCGCGAACCGCACGTTGCCAGTAATCCTTCGCTGAAAGAAGGGACTCCTCCAAGATTCCGGCCTTCTGTTTGTCCATGTCTTTTCTGTTTTGCCAAGTATCTTCTGTGGTGACTCCAATCTTTTTCCTTTGAATCAACTGGCGAACAAACTCGCTGTAAAGATTGTTGCCGCTAAGATTCTCGTCACCGTATTGAGCGCGGGTGTCGCGGATTTCTTTTTCTGTCATCTGCGAGGCACCCTTTTCACCAAACTCTTTTCTCCACTGGCTAAAGGAAGTTTTATTTGGGTCTACCTCTCCGCGATTGATGGCCTGCTGATAAAGGTTTGCCCTTGCCTTTGTCATGTCTGTGTCGTGAATCAACTCTTCTGCCATTGCAGATATTAGATACGTTTGTCGCCTTTTTTCGGCTAGCTGTGCGTTACCACCCTTTTCTCCCTTAACTTTTTGGTCAATGCCTGAAAGCTCTTGCTTGAGAAGATCTAGGTTTATTTGAACTGTATTTTCTTCATTGGTATCAATAGAGAAAGCCCTGTTATTGTCAGAAAACTTAATTGTGATCGGCTTGTCTGGGTTTGCTCCGAGCACATTGTAAGCTTCCTTCATTGCCATCCCGGTAAGCCTTTTTGCGCGGTTAAACGCGGACTCTTTTTGGGTGTTGTCTAGGCCGCTATGTAGGCTGTCAAAAGACTCCCTATCAAAAGTAAATGGGTTGTTGGCTTGTTCCTGCTCATCCCCCATTAGCTTAGTCATCAAGTTACTTTGATTCCGGAAATCTTGCATGGCCAAAGCCATTGATGTCTTGGGCGCGAAGTTGCGAAGCCTTTCAGCGACTAAGTCCGCCCTAGAAGATCCTCTCGCTGCTGCGATAACCGGTGCTCCACCTCCGACCTCCAAAGCGCCCTCCATAGCGATTGCATTTGGGTCTGTAATGTCTCCGTAGGCCAACTGCTGGCTAAGCGCCTCTCCACCCATTCCGCCCGTAACCTCAGTTAAAAATAAACCGCCAGTTTCAGCTACCTTCCGAAGCCTGCTTACCCCTTTTAGGCCAGCCTTTACAGCGGTGCTCTCGAAGGCGGAGGATAGCCCAAAGGTGGCAAGAGCCGTTAGCCCGTCAACAACGCCCACCGGAACGCCCTTTTCATTTGCGGCCTGCTTAACCTTGCCCATCAGCTCTTCGTTCTGCATTGCTGCGACAAGTTGCTCGGGGTCGTTTACGTTAATCCCGTCAAAGCCGGGTGTGGGATCTTTTAAAGGCTCCTTGCCATTCTTTACCCGCTCAATGTTCTTAGCCCGAATATCCTTTTGAATCTCGCCACTCAAAAGCCCCATTAACGTCCCCGAATATTCCAGCTCGTAGGAGCTCTTTCCTGTAGCGGTGGCTACGCCCGTCCTGAAGCCCTGCTTTGCGCCTTGAATGGCCCCCGGAATCGCGCCCACACCGTCAAAGGCGACTCCCACCCCAGCACCAATTCCCGCCCCAGCAAGGGTCTGCCCCACAATGGCGTCTGCATTAGTGGCAATCTTTGGGGTAAGCATCGAGAGCTGCTCGACCATAGCCCCAGCAAAATTGGGTAGAACCGACTTCGACAAAAAGATGTCCCCAACTGTTTCCTTTGGCGGGGCCAGTTTTGAGATCTCTTCGTTTAAACGCTTAACATCTGAGGCGGCTTTTTCCATGCCGCTTTGATCTTTTTCAGCCGCAGCTTTTTCCAAGGCTTCGGTGGCCTCGGACAATTGGTACTGCTTAAATCCGTAGGTTCCGCGCTCAAAAAGTTCTGGGCCATTAAAAACGTATTTCTCCAAGACGTTTCTGTCGGGCCTGTCCAACTGGAAGGCCTTCTCAATCTGTTTAAACTGATCGTTAAGTTGTTTTCTGCCTGTTGCCGTTTGGAGGGCTCCCGTTGGCTCAACGGCTTGAAGAGTTTTTCCGCGCCAAGTGTCAAAGAGTTCTTTTTTCTTTTCGAAGTCAGCCTTATCAAAGTTTGAGGCTACCTGATAATCGTTCCAGCTTTGAGGCCCGTTTTGTTGAGCCGGCTCTGTCGCAACCTGTTCTGCTGGGACCTCTTGCGAGGCTTCTTCCGCTGTAGCTAGCGATGAAAGTTTTTGATTTATCTCCGGTGTAAGCTTGTCGAGCTCTTCTTGAGTTATGTCTTCGGGGAGGTCAAGGTTCACTTGCCCCCTACCGGGGATGTCTACTAACATGACGTTTTATCCCACTCCGTAACCTTCAAGGGTAACGTCTACCATTCTAACTCCCTTTCGAGTAGTAACTTTTCTAAAAACTTTTCCGTCGATAACTTGCAGGTTGGGGTCGTTAGCAATCTTCACATCACTAGGATTAGAGAAACCGCTTGGGCTATACAATATTTTTCCTTTAGTTGAGCCAAGATCATTTGTTTCCTTTTTTGGGGTTGGCCTTACGGGAGCTACTGCATCTTGGCCCGCCTCAACTGCAACTACTGTTCCGTCTTCCTTGCGAACAAACTTTAATGAAGGAGTAGTGGAGCTGCTTGATTTTTTGGGGGCCGGCTGTTGTTGTGGTGCGGGAGTTGCTGGCTGGGCCTGTTGTTGCTTCGGTGCTGGCGCACCCGAAATTACATTCGGAACCGCTCCCCCGGTCTTCTTGGCTCCCTTTGCTGCCATAATCCGCTCGTAGCCGACTGTCTTTGGCAGGTTCGGATTAGAGTTTAGTTTATCAACGTAGTCGCTTTCGTACGAAGCAAGTTTTCCCTCAAGTTGTTTTTCGGTTACCGCTACTTGAGTTTTTGGGTCTGTATAGGTAGTCACGCCTGCTGACTTCATTGCTGCGAGCTGTGCGTTTACTTCCGATATATTTTTTTCAATATCGTCTAAGCTTTTTTTATCTTCAATGGCCATCTTTCCGGCAAAGCTTTCTCCCGTGGATACGCCAGTCGGAACTGTTCCCTCAACTTCAACACCTTTCGGGCCAGTAGTAATTTTGGAAGTCTTGATTCCGACGGCCATGTTATTAGACACTCCTTCACGAAGCAGTTTTCTTTGTTTAAACGTATCGGGATTAAACTGGCTGGCCTCGTAAACAAGTTGCCCAATTTCCTCTGGATCTGGCTTGTTGTGATCCATGTTCAGGAAATACTTTTGCATTTTGTTCTTAAGCATAAATGCTTTTTCAAATTCTTGCTGACTCATGTCTTCTCGGAAGCTTAGGGCGGCATTAAGGTTCATTCTTGAATCGGAAAACTCTTTAATCGTTGATTCTTTGGCCTGATACAAATCTGTTGCTCGCGCTTCTTTTCTTGCGTCATCCAAAACTTTTTCAAAGGCAGAAGACATTTCCGGACTGTATCGGGTTTGACCGGTTGCGTCAGTAAATTGAGACATTGACGGATCGGCCCTCATTGTTTCCAATTCTTTATAGGCAAGAGCTCCGTCTTCACCTCCGCTTTTAACTCGCGCTACCAAAGAGCCGAGTCTGTCCTTAAAGTCCATTAGCTTTGGCGTTCCAACTCTTGCGGCTGCGTATTGGTCGACCGCCTCTGCTGTTTTTAAAGAGTTTAGCTGAGACTGGTTGCGAAGATTCTCGGTTGCAACCACTTGCTGGGTGTAGCTTTGAGCAGTTTTGAGGGCTTCGATCTGACGAAGGTTCGCGAAGAAGTTATTCCCACTTCCGTCGTTTACTGGATACAGAATGTTGTTTATACGATCTTCTTCCGCTGATCTGCGAATATCCTGCATTTGCTTCATTGCTTGGAGCTGTTGCATTTGATTCTGTTGATAAGCGCCCTGAAGCTGGACGGCTCCAAGGGTAGACTGGTTTTGACGAATTTGCTGATCGGTATAAAGATTCGGATCTCCGTACTTGTCCCACCCTTGTTCGCGAAGTCGGAAAGCTTCTTGTAAAAATCCTGAGTTGAAGTTAGCGTCTGGCATAATTAAAACCCTTTAGTTGGCCCCGCCGAACAAAGAGCCGGCGAGAGATCTACTACTTGTACCGAACATTCCACCCAAAAAATCTCCGTAGGCGCTGAACATATTGCCCATATTTGCAGACTTTCTTGACCCACCCAAGCCACCCGCTGATCCGTAATAACCTGAAAGTCCCGGGTCGTAATAGTTCCCGCCAGTCCCGCCCCCTTGAGTCCCAACAAATACTGGCATTGTAGAAGCTCCCGTCGGGGCTGTGGTCAGATACTTTTGCTGATTGCCTGCAATCATTGTTGGGTTTGAGGCCGCAACCGAAGTAGGCACTATATTTGCATTCGACATTGCCTGCATATTAGGCCCAGCTCCTAGCATTTGGTAAGTTGGATTCTGAAACTGAGGCATAGACATCATTTGCTGCGGGGCAGCGTTTGTTCCACCTCCGTAGCCACCGTACCCGCCGCCAGCGCTTCCAAGTCCAGTGGAGCCGCCCATTCCCAAAGCGTTTAAACCTTGCTGTGCCATTCCGCCTGCGAGTCCACCGGCAAACATATTTGCGGCTCCGCTAATTGCATTAAATGGAGCTGTTACAACCGAACTTACCATATTAAATGGAGCCGATACAATTGATCCGATGGTATTGCTAACCAAGTTCTCAAAGGGGCTCTTGAGCTGAGAGTTGTAGTACGCAATCTGCTTGTTCTGATTATTAATGTTATTGTTGTAGTAAGTCTCTTGGTCAATTCGGTTAGCCAAAGTCCCAAAGTCTACGCGATACTGGGAGCCGGAACCCTCGGGCGTTAGAGCCCTGCCAAAATCTAACATTTGACTTGTATAGTTTTGGCCCTGCTGTTGAAGGTTTAAACGTTGTAGGCCTAAGTTTTGGAGCAAGTCAAACTGCGTCATTTCTCCGGCAGCCGTACCTCTTCCGCTTAGCCCAGCGTAAGCGGCATCTTTTTGAAGTCCGTACAAAGTGTCGGCTGGTAGTTCCCCTTTTTGGAAGGATTGAGCTATTTCGCCAAACCGGCCCATGTTAGATTCCAGACCGGGAACCGCACTATAGACGTTACTTTGGTAGGCTTTGTTAAAGTCATCGGCAAGCTTTTGATACCTACCCCAAGGTTGGGCCAAGTATTCGCTGTTTATAAGGTCTGAATTTGGTCGTATTTGAACGGGGCTGTACGACGGCATTGAAGGCGGTTTACTGAAAAAGTCAAAAAAGCCCATATAGGTATTTCTATGTTAAGGTTTTATCGAGTCAATTCGCATTTGTTTAAATGGGGGTACCCCAGTTTAGGCCGCTAAATGTACCCGTGCGAAGGGAGCTGAAGAGAGTTCCGAGCTGAGCGGAGTTCATTACGTCATCTACCTGCCCCACCATCGCTATGTCCATTGGGCAGGCCACCCTAAATTTTTCGTAACTATATGGCACATAAACGTTATTGACGTATCCGTTGTACCATCCGTTTTGCAAATTATATATTGTGTCGTTATTGTGAGTTAACCCTACGCCAAGCCTTCTCCCAAATCGGTTTGAGTAAGACCCTCTCTTTTTTGTGGCGCGGATTATCTTTAGACTGTTTGATCCCGGCGTAAGCGAGACCACACCGCTTGTCCCGACACCCGCATAAAAATTTATTGTTGTGGGTCGCATATTGTCAATGCTTGAGCTTGTAGGCAAGTACGCACCATATCCTGCCGGATAAGCATTTGGCGTAAGGGTAGACGTGTAGCTAGCGTCCATATCTGAATTTGAAATTAGATTATTCGAAGCATCCCGAGTCTCAAAGGTAAATGCTAAGAAATAAAATAAACCCGGAGCCAATGTTTTTGTTAAAGCTAATTCTTGTGAGAAGCCAAGTTTTCTTGTTGGTGCACTATATTTTACACCCCAAGAAGTTGTGTCGCACAGCTCATTCCAAGGGCCGGGATTTGTGAAATAAAGTGTTCTGTTGGAATTATCAAAGCCTTTGGTGTAAAGTAGCCACCCCAAACCGTTGTCGGTGTAGTAATTTGTGCTTGCGCCCCCAAACGGCAGAGTGCTTATTGTTTCCCAATCCGCACCTTGTGAGGCAATTACTTGTGGCGTAGTGGCTCCTGAAATTGCATCGGGTTGCGTCTCGGCCCAGTCTGGCCGAATTCTAAAAACCATAAAAAAGGTTGCCGCGTTAGTTGGCATGAGGGTGTCGGTGTCTAGATCCGTATTAGACGTATTTTGATAAGCACCGATCCCATTGTATGCGCTTCGAAAAGGTTGACTTGGGGTAATCGAGCGATCCTCTTTTGTGTAGTATGTAAAAGTTGAGGAGGGCATAGTTTCGTAGTACGCGTTTAAACTTACATTTGACGCCTCATTCGCATTCTTTGATAGCCTATTTGACGCCATCCAGTATTCTTTAGTCGGCATAACATTCGCATATTGGTTAGCATAGTTAGTTGAAAAATTTCTAATTAAAGGCTGAAACAATTCCCCAAAAAACACATTTGTTGTGTTGGTGGAGCTTTTCCAATCCCCGCCTTTTTGAAAAGTAAATGTATTTCCTGTTGTGTAAAATTTATCTAAGGATACAATTGCTGTTTGCGTTAGCTCCGTTTGCTTGCTGATAAAGCTTTGTTCGTACCGAAAGACTTGATCTTCTAAGGAAACTGCTGGCAAATAGCAAGTCTCTCCGCCTACCTTTAATTGAAAAAGATGCGTTAGATCTTTTTCTTTATTGAAGTATTGATAGTAAGGGCTGGCTGTTGAGGCTCCCGACAAAGATGTTGGGTATTGTGATAGTACTGCGGTTGTGTTGAAATTAATTTGCTGCCTTACTTCCAAAGATCCATTGACTTGCACTTGGCCGGGAAACGAAAGCCCCAATACAACATCTGCTGCATTTGATGTGGTTCTATTCCAAAAAGACTTTGTGGAGGTACTTAAAATATTTCCCCTTGAAAAAGAAGGTGATTTCGGAGTTGCAAAGCCGCGAATAAATTGCCTTGCTGTAAATACCTTTGAAGACCCCTTTAGGGATGAGGAAGCAAAATTAGTTATAAATGCCGCCTGCCGATAACCCCATCCGCCCAATGGTGAGTCAAAATAATAATTTGCCATAATATAATCTTGCTCGTTTTTTCCGTATAAATAAAAGCCTTTTCTAGAACCTACGTTATAAGTATCCCCAACAATCATGTCCGTATAGTGATCTACTACAGAGTTGTTGCCGGTGCGTAAAAAAGTCATAGAAACGGCATCCCCCGAAGAGAATTGAGTTGTATAAAAAGGCTCGATAGAAATTTCTATTGAAGGAGTTGTAAAGGTAGAGGTTGTGGGTGAAGCAGATGAAAAGTTATTGTAAGTTATAGTTCTTGTTTTTCTGTTCACCGAAAGAACGGAATAAGCTCCCGCAAAGTCCGACAGAGAACCCGTAGCGCGAACAACAAGGGGCTGATTTTTAACAACTCTTTCGTCAGAAATATCGGTTGAAGCTAAGTCGACGTTCCCCAACCAATTAGTGCCGTCCTTTAAAACAATAGTTGTTACATTACTGGTTCTTTTAATTGAGGCTATATCCGACGAACCAATAACATAATTTGTTACACATATAAACTTTCGCTCCTGCTTTTTTATGATTGTGCAGCTCACATTCTGAGCGCTTGCGGCTAGCAACGAAGCAAAAGTATCCCCTGATCCGCGACACATTTTGAGAACATAAGCAAATCTGCCGCTCCCGGTATCTGTTTTTCTAAATTCGCCGGAGTAATCTTCTGTAGCATAAAACGGCCCAGCAATTTGCATATCAGAACGTTTTTTTGTGACTCCGCCGACCCCGTTTACAGCCCCCTCAACCCATTGAATAGTGACGACGTCAAAATCGTAAATAGCTTCTGCGGGACCAGTTTTAGTTTCGGGCCTATAAATTCCGTTGCCTAATGAAATGTAGTTTGAATATCCATTTGAAGTTCCTAAGTCAAGCAGGCACTCAGTAGCTGATATTGGCGTAAATTTAATTGGGTCTTTGACAAATGTGGAGAGCTGATTGCCGTTGGCGTCGTATTGATACAATAGTTTTTCTTTTAATTGCAGGTCGGAAAGAGAGCCATTGGCGGGCATAATCATAGCGACTGTTGATTTTGCAATTGAGCTAGGGAAAAGGGAAGACAGCAAATTTTTGATTGCTGTTATTTTTACCTGAAATGCGTCAATTTGAGCTTGAAGAGCAGAGCGAATGTTCCGCAAGGAATACATATCTCTGGCGACCAGCTTGTATCCGTCAGAATCCTGACCCATTAAATCTGGTGAGGCAATAGCTTTTAAAGAAGAAAAAATATACGAAGGTTTTCCTAAGTTAACTAAGGCCTTGGTCTTGCCCACAATTCCGCCCGGAAGATCGGCCAAGAAAGACTTGATTGCTAATCCTAGAAGTGATGTTGAGGCCATAAATTTTTAAGGTTTGTAGACTGGAAGTTTAACGGCAATATCCCCTACGGCAATATTGTAATGTTTAATTTTAGCGGAAGGAGAGTTTTCACAAACAGTTTTTACAGTTGTAAAATTAGCTGTGCCTTTTGCAAAGTAAGTATTCGCAACGGTAATGCCATTAGCCACGGTGAGAGACCCTTCAATTAAAACTGTATTTCTTCCGGTCGGAGGAGTTATCTGTATTTTATCTCCGTCTCCTTCAATCTGTGACCATTGAACTTGCCCCGTTGCTAAATCTAAGCTCTCCGATGGGGTTATTTCTGCCGCTGTCGCAAATGACCCCCTCCAAAATGTTGTCGCTATAAAAACTCCGGGGGAAGTAATATTGTTTTCCGGCTCTTGCGTGTTTGTAAGTTTTACTGTTATAGAGCTGTTAATCGAAGTTACTAGGGCTGTTGCGGAATCTATTTGAGCCTGTACATCGTTTTCGGAGGCAGTTTTGTTTTTAGAAAAACCAACAATTCCCATAAAATCATTTCTAATGAAAGGCGGGTTTTCTTCGGATACAGCCTGCAATATAGGAAGCATATCGGGGTCTATGTTTAGATTTCTTTGAGCTTCTTTTTGCAAATCCGCAGACTCCGCTAGCTCCGAAAGATAGTTTTCCGATGTAAAACCGCGTTTTCTTACGGCTAACTCTAAGTCAACGTAATCTTTTCCGTAGTCGTTGTAGGCAGTAATTCGATAGTAAAAAACCCCCGATACCGTTACAAGCCCGCTAAGCTTTCCGCTTAAACGATCAAAGGTAAGATTTGGAAGCGGGTTTTCACTTATTGTAAAATACTTTGGCGTTCCGGATCTTGGCGAAATTCGAGTCTCGTAATTAAAGTTCTTGCCCGTCAGGGTTACGATAGAATCCCTTTTATTGAGCGTGTCCCCTCCTTTGGGGATTACAATTGGGGCATTAGATATTAAGGCCATATTAGTTTAATTTCTCTGTCTTAACGTAGAATTTCCTACCCGGCTCGCTGTCTGCGTTGAGCACAATCATGTATCCGGTATCAGAGGAAACGTTTGCAGGTATTCTATTTTGTAGGCCACCCTGCCCAGAGTTTGAGTCTACGGCAATATTAAAAGTTGTTCCTACACGAAGATAATCTACCGAAACATTAACGGGCTCAAATACTTGACCCGGAATTGGCTGCTTGTATGGCTTTACGACTTGATTGCTGGCTCCCGTAGATGTGGTTGAGTAATCTCCAACAGTCCAGTATCCGAAGGTATCTTGTTTAATCGCCACCGGTTCGGCGCCCGTTTTGTCTTTTATATAAAATTCATTCGCATAAGCAGGGCCAAACATAGCATACGGAGTTGGGAAAACTGGGGAGGCTTTGTTAAGAGAATTGGTAGCTCTTTGCGTAAAAGAAGAAAACTCTGATTTTAATTGACTTAGAACAGATGATATTTTGCCCTTAAACCCTTTTACATATTGAAATACTGTTAGGGATAAATATGAAGAAGCCTTCGGAAATGTTGCGTCCGACAAACCACCAACCATAAAATCGGGAGCCTCTACAAGCTGAGCTACTGCATATACGTCATCCGGATGAGTTGCTGTATCCGGATACGCACCGTCTTTTTCTGTTACCCCAAGAAGTAAATTTTTTAAAGCCGTCCATTGGTAGGCGAAACCCGATAAAAGAAATTCTTTAAAAGCAAGATCAACGCGAAGACCGCGAGCCGTTTGCCGAAGAGCTTGAGATGGAGTCCCAACGGTTAAAGGGGCGGGGTCTGCGGATTGCTCGGAAGCATTTCTAGCGAACAATTTGACGTAGTACGTTGTATTGGGTAGAAGATTTGTAACTTCCCATCGAGTGCCGGAAATTACCTTCCCGTTGTAGCCGGGGTGAAAATTAGAAAGCACGTTCAGAAAAGTACTTGTATTTGTATCAGATACTTCTGTGTTTGTTCGAGCAACATACAAAAGATACTCAGAGGCATTCAGCACGGAAGACCACTCAAGCACAAAAGAAGTAGCCGTAAGAGATGTAACCGGCTTTAAAATAGGAATAGAAAGAGCCATAAATTACTTTATCCTTCCTCGCATTGAACGCTAGCTGTAACCGTAATTGGCAACCCAGAGTTTTCGACGCTAGTCATATTTTTTGCCGTAACAAAGAATGTGTAATCTCCCGGCCCACGAATTGCGGTTCCGTTGTATGAGAAGAAATTTGAGAGGTCAAAATTAAACGGCTTTATGAAATTTGTTCCGGTTTGCCTATTAGCACTTATAAAGAACGACCCGAGCAATTCAAACTTGCTCGTGTCAAGTTTTTGCGTGCAGTCCGTATCTACCAATATACCGCTGTTTTCGTTCTGATCTCGGAAGGTAACCGGCAATCTGACGGAACTTCCGGAAACTTGCGCCTCAATTCCGGGTCGACCCCAAGAAAAATTATTTTCCGCCGATAAAAGTGGTATGCGTTTTATCCACTCATAAGCTGTCTCATTAGCGCGACGTGCCGGGAATTGAGTTCCTGAGCCAATAAGACTTTTGCCGTAAATTTTTTGAAGAACCTGATGTGCAGCAGTTCCCGCATACAACGAGTCTGGTTGACCTAAGAATCTCACAGCTCTTTGCTCAATATCGTTGGTGCTTGGATTGGTTGAAATAGTTACATTTTTAATTGAAGACCCGGGGGACAAAAGAAACACGAGATGCACGCCGCTTGCGGCTGGATTTCGAATGTAGTTTTGACTTTCCATGCCTCTAGAGGCGCCCCCAATAATTCGTGTAAATGAAGTGTTGTACAGTAACGAGCTTGGGAGATTATCGAAGGTGTACTTAGTTGCTGAGAAATCTTGGTTAGTATAGGTCCTGCCTTCGGTGCCTTCAGAAAAAAATCCGTAGGCTCCGTGAAGTGAATACGGGGTAAAATAGAGCGGCCACATTCCTTCTACTAGTTCAGAGGCTACAAAATTAGCCCAGCTTGAAGAATTCATAATTGCAGATGCTTGTCCGGAGGGAAGGCTTGTTTTGTGGTAATAAAAACCAGCGTATACATTTCCGGATACCTCGTAGCTAAAATTGAAAAACGGATCAAAGATTGGATCGCTCATCATTACCATGTCGGTGTGTTTAAAATTGAGAGTATACCCAACCTTTGCGAGTTCGGCTGTATCTGGGGATAGGTTAAAGTTATAAAAATACGGATCGCGCAAAGAAGAAAACGGATCTGGACTAAGAGCGCCTGCGTCAGCTACTCGCATAGCGAAAAAATTGGGATCTTTGTCAGTAGAAACTCCCGAAACAAGTCCGCCCCTTAGGTACACGTTTGGCGAAGTGTCCGCGCCCAAAAGATACCGCCTTCTCGCAGGATCTACGGAAGTTGGTCTGGTGGGGCAATTGTCTTCTTCCTCGGGAAGATTGAAAGTTCCGTTAGAGGGCTGCGACCAATCGGGTGCCAAGTAGCAAGGCGGGACATAGGACCACCAAGGAGTATTAGAATTCTTTTTAAAGAAAAAGTTTTTGGAATTGTTAGCGTCTGGGAACAGTCCGCTAAGCGAATAATTGTAGCCGTCTGGGTAGGATATAACCTTCCCAATTGTACTTTGAGTATCGGAAACTCCTGAGGCAGTCCACATATCTACTCGAAGCGGATAATTATTTGTAGTGCTGCTTGATGTCGCTGAAATAGAAAGTCTTTTTGGAACAATTACTTTGTAGTTTCTGGTATCTGTGGCAGCCCCCGGAATTGAGTCTGCGGTTAAACGTTTTTTCATCTTCGTTTTGTAACGAGTAGCTATAACTGGAAACACGTCGGAGCTGCTTATTTTTTCCATTCCAGAATCCTTAGACTGAATGGTGCAAGGGCAGCCAAATTCATTTGCGGGCCATGTCCCAACAAAAGCCCAAGCTGCTCCGGGTGAGGCTGTTCCGGAGGCTCCCGTAATAGTCGCGGTAAGGCCGCCATTAAAGACAATTTCGTAGTTAGAGGGGTTAGCTTGTATAGCTGGCCCCCAAGCCGGATTCCCGAGGCCAACGGTAACTGAGTTAGTGGAAACAGCGGATTGGCCCGAGAAATTCATTAGATTTGGTATAATCAAAGTGCGGGCTTGCGAGTTAAAAGCGGGTATTGTTTTAACTCCGCCGGAGACATCTGTGATTTGAGGGGAGTTAGGATTTCCGCCATCAATGTAAACGCTAACGCCGTATTTGCTAAGAGAAAGCATACCTTGATCGTTGACAGTTCCGTTTGCCGAGACTAGCCGGTAGAAGACCTTGAACCAAGGCGTCGATAGAGTTGGATAGCGCTTACTCTTAAGATCTGCTGGCGTGTTTGGCTCGGAGTCGCTTTGTGGTGGGCCAAAGTCGTGAATCCTAACCCACTTTGCAGCTTTATTGCCTACAGGCACATAAGCATACAATCTTGCGCCTACACCACCATACCACCCGTACTCAATCTTAAACATCGTAACTGTGTCCCACTTCATAACATATCCGCTGTCGCCAAAGCCGTTGAGATTGTCGCCATTAAACGATCCTTGATTTACAGTTTCAGTTCGATAAGTAGACCACCTTTTTGTAAAGGGATTAAAATAGTTAAATCTTGATCTTACAATTGACCAAGTTCCGTTGTTTAAACGAAAAAACATTGCATTTTCGTCATTTTCAATGCCCCAACTAACTTCGCTAGAGCTGCCGACGTATTCGGGAGGGCAGGCTCGAACGCCAAAGGTGAAGCCAGTAATGCGACCGGGTTGGTAGGCAAAGTACTGCCTAGAGGTAAGTTCAGCGGAAGAAGTTACCCCAGTAGTTCGTGGCGTTCCGTACGGTGGGAACGTTATATTTGTGCTATTCCATTTTCCTTTTGCTACGTCATAGGCTGTCTGGCCGTAAGCGCTATATCGGTGCCAAGGAAAGCTAGATGGGGGAACTCTGCAATAAAGATTAATACCTGAATTTTGAATATCCGACTCAACTCGTACGGCAGTTTCGTAGGGAAGCGCTCCCTCTGGCACTTGAAGATCTGGGTTATTTCTAACGGAATAAGAATCAAACCATCCTTGCGGTTCAACCGAATCATATTGATAGCTTGTCTTGGCTATCCACCTCGTCGTGTCTAAGCCAATTTTGTTGATGTCTTCAAAAAGATTTAGTGATGTCTCTTCTCTTGGGATGCCTAAAAGGCCCGTAGAAACAGGAGTTACGGCAATACTTTCGCGTTTAACCGGTACTGGTGCAACGTTGTCCGCGAGAAACATATCGGGGTTTACGACAACCGGCACGCTTTTTTCGCCAAAGGCATCAAGAACTGGCTTTCCGCTCACAAGATCATCGCCCGACGTAAAAATAGTTTTTGGGCCAGAACTTCTGTATAAAGTAAACCAAAACTGCCAATCCAAGTAATAGCTAAAACTAAAAGGGAGTGAATTGTATCCACCAATAGTAAAGGCGTCTACAATTGACTTTGGCATCATAACAACAAAACCTTCAGCGGAGCCAATAGAAATAAACTCTAAGCTTTGGCCATCTTTTGGTAGAAATCTAAGGTTCGTGAAGTTATTAGTAACTGGATCGGCATCGTACTGTATCCAACCGGATTTTTCAGTTAAAGACATTGGAATACAGGCGCCTGTATTTAATCCGCCAGATCTTTGAAGTGGGAGCCAATCGCTACGGACTACTGGCGCATAGTCGTACCAAGTGCCAAGAGGAGAATACCGGTAAGAGCCAAGAACAAATACGGGAATATACGCGGAGCCTTTGTTGTGGTAACCGGAAATAAAAGGATAAATTCCGGATGGATCTACGTTAATAAACTTGTAGATGTCAACCAAGTATCGACCTTGTTGATCTACAAGCTGAAGAACATCTTCATTTGCAAACGGTGTTTGCTCCGATACAAAAGGAGTAAACTTAGCTTTATTTGTTACAAAAGAATTACAGCGCCAATTTCCAATCGGTATCTCAAAGCGGTACTTGGTGCAAAGATTTCTTGTGCCGTCATTTAGTCTGAAAAAACAATTAGCGCAATTCCACCCAACGGGATCAAAGTTAGACGGAATTGTGGTTGCGGTGCCTTGATAGGGGTTGTAAGCCCGCCAGCTAGGCACTAAAGACGGAATGTCTTTTTGAAAGTACCCAATGTTCTTGGAGGGGAGTTTAAACGCTGGATCTGACGGCTGATTTGCGCGAATAGGGTAATCTACCCAATAATCCGAAGAAGGATTTGTGAAGATGTCGGCAGAGTCCGAGCCCGTCGAACTCGAACCTGTCGTAGAATCGGGCATAGCCTTCGATTGTAATTATTGCTCTTCCCAAGTCAAGGTAGCTAATACCTGAGCGGTTGTGGATGTAATCGGTTCTGCGGTAAGGTATAGGGAGTCTCCGCCTCCACGCTCAACAAGCGGATAAGAAAGATATTCTTTATTGTACGAGAAGTACGGACTTAGATCAAAGTCATTCCCGCCATTTCCGGTGGTAAACGTAGCAATAGTTGTACCGGTGCTAGGTATGATTGCGCGGTCTTCTTGAGTGTCGTAGGCCACTGCTGAGAATTTTACATACCCAGTAAACGCCCCAGCCCTTGGATATCGGTTGCTTGTCGTGGCTGGAAGAGTTCCTGAGTCCGGCAAGAAGCTGCCGGCTGGAATAAATGTGCGATAGGCGTTATAGGCTGTCTGTGTGTTCGATGTAGAACCTACTGCGTCTAGGAATGCGGTGCTGCCAGAATTGACTCTATCGCCAAAAACAAAAGTGAAATCAAAGTCGTCACCAGATTTTTGCCGAGCAAAATAAACATTACTACCATCTCTTCGGAGGGTTCCTTTGATGCCAGCAAACGACCCAAAGACTTCAGTTGTCGTAGCGCCAAAGTAAGCATCTAAGCCCCTAGCGGTTGTCGCGGAATCTAAGGAAAGAAGAGTCTCTTCTGTGCTGCCGGATAGATAGTGAAGGCCTGTGCTTTTTGTAAGAGTTACGTCTTTGTTGTAGCCTTTTTTAAGGTCTGCAAAAGAAACCTGCGCAATTCGGAACAAAGCATTAACGGATTGAGCTCCATAGTTAGCGTACTGAAATCCAGTTGGAAGCGTTAGACTGCCAAACTCTGGATTTTTAATGAGCCTGAGAACACAGGGGACATCCGTATAAACGCCCAAACGAGTAGGATAAACCTGTGCTCTGTTCCTAGCGTAAAGACCTTCGGAATTTTGAATGTACTCAAGTAACTTAATTCCTAAAATAGGAGAACCGTTGCCTAAATAAACAGTAATTGGATCGCCGGTCACATACTGAGGGATAGTGCTCGCCAAATAAATTTGCGATTGATTGGGGTCAATGTTTTTAATTGAAGTTCCAAATTTGCTGTCGGAGCCGACAACTACTCGGGAGCCAATAAAAGAAGGCAGGAATGGAAAAAGACTTGTGTTGGCGTCGACTCGAGTTGCGCCAGTCCAGTTGTTTGCCGAAGAGGCGATAGACCCCGTAACAAGATCACTGCCATTCGTAGTTTTTACATTTGAGGGGGTAACTGAAACTTGAGATTTGTAGGCAGTCCTAGCTAGATCGGTAGTGGCGGAATTAATCTTAACCGTGCCTTTGTCTCCTCCGTCTATGAGATACGATGTTCCGTACTTGCAAATGTCCTGACGAGCCGTAGAGCCGCCAGCCCAAGTTACATATCGGAATGGGAGAGTGGGATTGCCGAGAGAAGGAGTGCTTAGCTGATTAGAGCAACGGATGTGGTGAATGGAGACCCATTTTGCGCCACCAGTAGAATCGGGAACGTATGCAAAAAATTGAGCTCCAACGGCTCCGTACCAGCTATACTCGATCTTGTACATGGTGACTCTGGTGAAATCAATATTGTGGACAGAGGAGTCGGTTGTCGGTGCGTTATCAAGATCGCGCACCCAATCACCTTCGGAGTACTGACGGCCATTATATTTATAGGAGTCGGAAGAGTAGCGGTAAAAAGTGGAGGCTCCGTGAAGGGGATCGCCATTAAAGTAGCGTCGTGGAATCCTTTGTTCGTAAACCTTTGCATACTGCGAAGGAACGTAAATATCGGTATCAGAGCCGGTGCCGGGGTAATTAAAACCAAACAACCCTTTTAAGTTTGCGGTTGTGCCATCGGTGCCCGTGTAGGCCTGATTAGCCGTTGCGGCAACGTGTTTGTTCCACCCTGTGGGAACTGTTGAATCGGTAGGTCTGCGGAGGCAAATCGCCCCGGGAGTGGTGGAGCTGCAACGTAAAGTAGCGTCAAATAGGGCGGCATGGCAAAGTCTACGATTATCGCGAACAATAAACATATCGTAAGTGGCAACATTCGATAGAAGCCCGCCAGCTAGGCCAAATTCGCCGTTAGCTGTATTTGGGTCACTATTGACGCTAGTAAACCTGCGAACGCACCAAAACTTCAAATCTTGAACTGTGGGCGCCGACATTCCTCCGTCCCCGACAATTTCAAAATAATATCCGTTGTAGTTGTCGAACATACCCCATTTCTTATGAGTGTCTTGTTTGTGGGATGGGACTATTGTTTCGGGGGCTCCGAGAGTGCCGTCAACCGCAGGTGCAGTTACTTCGAAAGTAGTATTGCTGATTGCGGAGGTAGTAGTCATGCGAACGCCAAAGGTTGCGGAGCTTACCCGACCCGGCTGGTATCTAAAAAATCTTTTACTCGTCAGAACGGCATACTTCGGTACAAAAGTAGAGCTTGTTTGGTTTTCTGAGAGCTCTCCGGGCGCAGAGACATACGCCGCACTTTCCGTAGGCTCGTGCCTAACGCCCCAGCCAATTTTATTAGCGCCGACAGTTACAGTTGTGTACTTTGTAGGGTAAAAAGCCCACTCTGTTTCGTTTACATTATAGGTGTTAACGTCGCCAAAAATACCCAAAGCAGTTTCGCTGCGAGGAATTCCAAGCAATGAAAGAGAGACTTCGGTGGCAACTTTCTGCTGTTCGATTACAGGAATGGCGCCTTGATCGGTGGCGAGCACAACAGGAACGGATTCGGCGGCACGCTTTTTACCGAGGGCAACTGCGGTTCCCCCTGCGGGGCCAACCAAGTATGGGTTATTAACAATATAGTCAACAATCGGAGCGTACTGTGCGCTCCCAGACGGAACGCCCAAATTAATTAAAGAACTTAGCGAAATCGCAGCCGCTGAATCTCCGGGCAGAACAAAATCAAAGTACTCTCCCGAAGGCAATGTGCAACGATACTGGGCGGAAGTAGAGGAAAGACTGTTTCTCCAAAGAGCCGTATTAAAGTTACCGCTGTCATCGGTAAGAACAGAAACCCCGCCCTGCGGGTAAATGCTGGTGGGAGTGACTCCAAAGGGACGAAGAGTAAAAGTAATTAAAGCGTTAGCTTGGGGCTGCCCGTCGACGTTGCGAAGAGTTCCGAAAACAACCCGTGTGGAGCCTAAGTTAAGATCGGCCATAAGATTTACCTATACTCGGTTAAACCTACTAGTCGTCAAGCACTAAAGACTGGCGTCTATGGCTCCCATGGCCCACGCATCAAGCTGGATTGTCGGGCGGATAATCCTGCCGCCGCGTTTCTCTTTCAATTGCTGGTTAAGAAGGTTTTGTGCCATAGCCATTCTTGAAGTGAGCTGCTCTTGATCGCCGCTAAGAACCCCGAAGGTAACCTCTCGAAGGGCGGAGAAATGATCGATAATCATAGCTTCTCGTGGGTTAACATACGACTTCGGCTTAAGTTTATAGATAAAGCGAATTAGGCTTCCGGAGGATATGTTGCGCAAATAAACTTTCATGCGACGGCCTTTTGCGGCAGTTGCCTTAATTCCTATAAGATAATTACTTACAATGTTGGGAGCGGCGGAGTCTTGGATCCAGCTAGCTGAGTAAAGCAAAACAGGTTCAATCTTTGTGTCCGAAAGATTGCCAGCAATTGTAACAGAGTAGGAATTCCCAAACGCAAGGCTATCAATTTCAAGAAAGGCCAAGGATTGGGTGGTTTCAAGAAACGTTGTGGAGCCTGTTTTTACAGTGATAGTATAGTCTTTGTACTCCGTGTTAAGGGGCCAACTTAACGAGGCTACGGTGCCGGAAACTCCTGAGACGATTTCGGCTGCAATCTTTCCGGTTAAACGACCTGTTTTGCTGTCTAGACTAAGAGAGGACGGGCCAGATAGTTTAAACGATGAGGAGAAATTGGGTACCCCGCCGCCAAGGCTAAGGTCAATGTTTTGATTTGCCAGAATTTTAAATGATTGCCCATTGTAAGCATTGCTTAAGACATCCGTTATCGGAGAGATTAAAGGGTACGGTAAAATTGAAAAGCTTCGAGCATTCTGATCTGTGGTCAGCGTAATAGTTGAATTGGGGGAAGTGATCTCCTGAACTACAGTTGTGTAGCCGCGATCAATCGCCAAGCTTACGCCGGAAGCCCCTATTCCCGGGCGAGTCCATCCGGGGCCATTTTCGTGAAAATCGTAATCCCTATCATAAATACTGACTGGTTTGTCTGCAAATCCAGCAAGAAGAATTGCATCTACGTAATCTGGTAGCGGGTACTCGCCTTCTCCGCCCATAGTTTGAAGCTCTAGTAAATCAATGGTCCCATTCCAGCGACCTGAGTTAATGATAAGCTCTTCTGCTTGCGCTACAGCCCTACGAATATGTTGAATAGGTTTCTGAAGAAGCTCTGAATTGTCCAAAGCCATTCGAGCGGAAACTTGAGATAAAGATCCTGAGGGTGCCGAGAAAAGCTCACCGTTGTAGGTATTTTTTCTACGAGAGATAATCTGCTCGTTAAAATCGCGTTCAATAAGCTCAAAGGCGCTTTTCTTTAAAGCGGAAGATTCTTCAATTTTTTTAGTCTGAGAAGAAAGCACCAAAAGACGATTAACTTCGTAAGAGGGTACGGCCAAGGAGGCGCCATCTAAAAACAATTCGCGGAACTCTAGTCTAGAAGAAGCATCCGGGTCTTGTCGGGCCAAGAAATTAAAATGTGCTACGGCGGCTTCCTGCGAGGAATTAATTAGCGTTGCCAGCTCGCTGTCATTAATTCTAGACAGGTCGGGCATCTCGCGGACGAGTCTCCCTCGGATATAACCCAAAGTCCCGTAAGGACTGCTTTCGTTTGAAGATTGATGCTGAAGCTTTTGAGCAACGTTTAAACTGGCATCTGTTTTATCTCGAAGGTATTTTATGGCTAGATCATTAAAAGCTTTAGCTTGCTCAAGCTGGTTATTTTCTTCTCGGTAAAGTGCCAAAAGCATCATTTTTAATGCGTCTAAGTCGTCAATCAAAAGCAAGTCGGAATTTGCGGACGCCTCGACAAGAGCTGCTTTCCCGACAACTTCAACCATTGTTGTATTAAGACTTCTGTCTAAAAGTTTAAACGTAGAGGGGCTTCCCGACACATACGCAATAGGCAGCAAAGAAGATGGATCTGAGACAAAAACGTCGGCTCCGTTGCTTAAAAAACGATAGGCCTGAACAGAGGTAAGAGCTGTTCCTGAAAAGCGACTAACTCTCGCAACTGTTTCTAAGAGTGCTGGCTTTTCAAAGGTATTTGTCAAAGCGTCTACTTTTACAGCAAACGATTGGAGCGTCCCAAGATAAATACCCTGCGAGTGAATTCTTCGCTGAGCTTCATTAATTCTATCGATAGACCGGGAATCAGTGGAGCTTATTCCTAGCTCGATAATCTTGGAAAGCTTTTCTCTGGCAGTTTGTAGGGTTAGGGCCATAGCTTAGTATCCCACGTACATTTTCCAGTTCAATACGATATATGGAGGTAAATTATTATGGACAAATTGACGAGGAGATGAGGTGGCGGACTCGCTAAAAGAAGTTATGTTGCCGGTCCAGCCAACCATAGAAGTAGTATAGCGTGGAACGGTATTTTTTTCCTGTGCTGTATTGGATTGAGGGTGCTGTCTTTGCTCGTTATAACAAGATCTACTTTTACCGCTGCCTTGGCATACTTGAACACTGTAGTAGGAAACGGCTTGCCCGCCGGCAGTTATGTCTGCGGGGCTGCAATAAAAATGATCGTGAGCTGGGAGATGCTCTTCTTTAAGTTGAACAAGATCGGCTCCGGCTAGCGAAGTAATACTGACAGAAGAAATAGACTCGTGCATAAAGCCATTTGCCTCGGAAGTAGCGCCAGAATCAGAGCTATCTGCGCCAATAAACCCGCGACCCTGTAAGTTTGGTGTAGCTATGCCGTTGTAGGTACCGCCGTCGCACAAGGCCCAAGGACGGGCTCCTGTATTACCGCTATAAGCAACATTTGATTGCGATTTTACACCGGGCGATCCGTAAAAAGGAACGATTGTGCCGACTCGATATGGGTACACTTTTAAGTAATCCCCGTTTCGATAGAGCCACAAACTTTCATCTACGCGATAAATAAAGAGGCTGTCAGGACTGGAAAATGGAAAAGAATACCCATAAATAATCTGATTTGGGGTTCCCTCTAAGACAAGTTCGTAGTGCTCCACAAAGTCGCGGATCATTGTTTCCGGGGTTTCCCAAACTGTTTTAGTGAGTTCTCGTCGTACAATAGGCATAATTAATCTCCGTACCCCACAAACATTTTGAAGCCGACGACAAAATAAGGGGGTAAGTTTTGGTGGGGGAGAACATTGTTTGGGGAAGGCCAAGCCAAACTGCTGCTTTTCGCGCCTTCCGTAAAAGTGGCATACGACTCGTAGGCAACCGGGTCGGTTAGGGCGTACCCAGTTGCATTGGAATTGGACGATGTCGGGACTGATGTATTGCTGGCTTTATCGACAAAATTATGGCGATGGTTTGGAATCGCATCCATTTGATTCAAAGTTGCGCTCATTGAGCCTCCAAAAGAGCCAAGGCCGCCTTTCAGGGTTTCGGCTAGTCGTTCGTCGGCTACTGTTCCTTGTGCGCTGGCGGAACCTTTCCCAATAATCATTCGACAAATTAAATTCGGAACTTTGCCTATCCGCGAGCTTTGTTGCGTAAGTGTGGGGTGCGCGGAATAATTGTATCCGTCGCAGTAAACCCAAGGGCGGGTGACTACATTGTAAGTTGTGGCGCCGTCACCGGTTGTAGTGTACGCAATTTTTCTCTCCCAATTATTGTAAGCGCACGCAACATCGTCGGGAAAATAATAATCGCTAGAAGAGACAGTAGGAACAGTTGAAGTTCCTCCGGAAGTTTTCCATAAAAAGGGAACAATATCCCCAAAGGATCTTCCGTGAAATTTGCGGTAACCCTTATTTGGCATAACATCGCGAAGTGAGGAAGTGAAGTTTGAGTCGGCGTAGAGAGCGCCACCTTTTCTCGGGTCGTACCAAAGGGCATCTCCATAATAGACGTCTCCTATCTTAGGAGGACCGTAGCCCGTGCTTGGTTGCCGAAGTTCGCCGTTATAAAACAAAGGAGTAGTAGTGGCGTCTTGGAAGGACATTGCTCCCGCCAAAGAATCTAAAAAAGATTGCGGGTCGGAATAGCAAGACGGGAATTTGGCTCCTTCAGGTACAAAAAATTGCATAAAATTAAGTCCCGTACCCTATGTACATTCGATAGGTTCCCGAACCTATTGGTGGTAAGTTATCGTGCGCTCTGCCAAGAGTCTTTGCGGTAGAGGTTCCAGTGGCAAAAGTATTTGTAGTTGCGGTGGTAGCTTTAACATTAGTAGATAGCGCGGCGTTTCCTGTTGAACCATAAACGCAACTTGCTCGGGTAGACCAAGTTTCCCAACCGTATTTGTGGTTATGATCTGGAACTTGATCGCGCTTTAAAAAAACTTTTCTAGCGCCTGCAACTGCCGAAAGAAGTGTTGAAGAAATAGTATTTTGACCGTGAACCATAAAGTTTGAGACGCTAGATTGAGGGTCTAAGAGAGGTACGGAAAGGGTTTCGGTTACGGCTGTATTTTTATAAGATGTAGAGGAACTACCGCTTTCGTAGTATTGACGAAGAGGCTTGAGAGCTGCAACCGAAACCTGCTTTTGAGCAGTTGATAAATCATCTGTTGAGGCCGAAGGCGCTGCGTCTTTTAAAGTCTGCATAATCTGAGTGGTTGCTGCGGAAGATACGCTTGGATTATTTGCGTAACCACCAAACAAGATCTTGCCAGTAAGATTGGGAGTGGTAATCCCGCCATAGGTTCCTCCGTCGCAAATCGCAAAAGGGCGATTGTTTGGGTACCCAGAGCGAGCGGTCTCGGTTTCATCGGAAGCTGTAAACGTAGAGAAGGAAAGATCAATATCCCCAATTGAGTACGAATAGTATTTACACCAGCTAAAAATTGAAGCTGAAGAATATTTTTTAATATAAAAATAAATTTCTAGGCTGTTTGAAGAGGAATTGGCGGGTGTCTTTACCCAAATTGAATTTACTGTAGCCGAGGAAGTGTCTGTTGGTTCCGCTTGACTGTAAAAAATAGTAGAGCTAGAGGTTGCAAGAACACTTAAAAATGCCAAAAACTGATCGTGAGATTGATTAGGGGTGCTAAAACAAAAACCTTGGGGGAGCCTTAAGCTAGCTACGGATCCCATAAATATTGTTAAACTTTAGCAACTGTTTTAGTGAATAGCCCAGAGCTGCCGAAGGAAATTATTTTTGTAAGACCTGTATTTGCGTTATTGGGCAGATTTGCGCTAGAGGCAGACGGAATCCACAGGGCATCGGCAATTCCGGAGTATTGGAGGGTGACGGCAAGTTGATTTTTATACCAATTTTCAGTTCCGGCGTTAGCCCCGTCTAGGCCCGTAGCGAAGCTTGCGTTTATTGTTCGTAGCTGAGCAACCGTAGGGGTGTTTAAACGAACATATTTAACCCCGTTAGCAGTTGTTGTCGTCCAGCCCGTTCCGGAGGAAGTCATTACTTTGGTTACGGGATCTAAGGCGAACTCGTAGGTTGTTTGGATGGACTGAACTGAGCCCGCGTATCCGCCCCAAGAAAACTGGGTGGGCGAAACAAAAGCGGCTAAAGGAGTATAAACGGCGTCAATCCGAAGTTTTGTCCAAATTCGGCTATCGGGACTTTCAGCGGGAGCTTGCAAAAGTGGACTTCTGAAAGTTCCGATTGTTCCGGAGTCAAGACCGTCGGCTAAGTCTAGACGATAATAATTATTAAGGGCGGGTGAAATTCCAGCCGAAGTCCAAGGGGAAGAATTGGAATCTCCGGGCGCAACTGGAATAAAATTAAAAACTCCGATATAAGGAGATCTGTGAGTAGTAAAAGTGTTGTCGGAGGCCCCAGCGTAACCGCTGGAAGAGCCGAGACCAAATTGACGAAGAGCGTAGGATAGAAGATTAACTCGGTCTAGGAGCTCAAATACAATTTTTTCGTGAGATCGAAAATTATTAAAAAGAAGCTTAAGAAAGTTGGTATAGTCGCTAAAATTGGAAGGCTGTAGGCTCTCAACCTGTGCTTGAAGCGTATAGGTAGAAGCGTCTATTTCTGGTGGGGAGACTGGTGAGCCTAAGCCAATCGCGGAGGTAGTTGCTATATAGTTAGTCCGTTGATTGTAGAGTCCGGCATCGTTTAAAAGCAAGCCATCGGTTAAATGCCCGCTTTTGTTTGCTTTGAAAGGTGGAATAATTGAAAAGTCGCCAGCAGAAAGTGGGAATCTTGTTTTGTGAGTGATGTACGGAGTGCCCTGATTAATTACTGTGCCGCCACCTTCAAAGTCCTGAGAATCAAGCTGAATTCCTTCAATGCGAACGGGCGTTCCGCCGCCTTCTGTTACAGCCGTAACTCGTCCGTAGACGTCAACTTTAATGCTGCTTGGGTTATTAAAAGTTAGTTCATCGGAGTTTCCGGCAACTGCTTGTTGAAGGACTTTTGGGATTAAAGTCTCCCGCATCTGCTGGAATTTTAATTTTTTAGTTTGGCCGCTTGAAACAACCGGCAAATATGCGTTGTCGAGCCCAATAAGCTCGCTAGTGGCTACTGAAGTTAGGGCTGTAATTGTTGGCATAGTGTTAGTTACTTAAGTTTGATAGGCTCGCCCGAGTATGGATCGGTCTGGATTTCAGTCAATAGAAAGTCGTTGATTTGAGCTCCCGCAATCTCTGTCAAAAGAAAGTTCAAAACTGTACCCACTTCGTAGCCCGTAAGGTTTGGGGGGCATGGGTCGCAAGTAAGATAGGTGGGAGTTTCAATGTTCATACTCTATTAAAACTCCCCATTAATCGGTTCTACCACGTCATCAGCGTGTATCAACACTTTGTCCAAAGAGGCGCAGCCAACCCATTCAATCCGCAATTGGAACTCGTAACCCATTCTAAATAAACGATTTGTAGATGGATCAACGGTATCGGGGGGAGTGGTTAAACGAATTTGTGGCCGGAACTGAGGGAGAGAGGTTGGGATCTTAGAAAGAAATTCTTCGGGAGTAGCGGGGCAATAGTTCATTTGTGCGTTCTTTTGAAAGTTTGTCCACTCAATCCAACAAGGAAATTTATCGGGTCGGAAGTATACCTTGAAGTCAACTTGACCCTGAAGATTGCTAACCCAAAGATCGGCTCGGCTGAGCTTCTTTAAAGTATATGGTTTTTCAAATTCAAAGCTTCGAGTCTCTACAACTGCGCGAATTGGGGTAGTTACGCCAGAAGAGGAATCGTAAAAACGATCCGGGCGCAGCTCGTAAAGACTAAGCGTTCCAAAGTTGTCAACAAACCCAAAGGCCCTTTCTTTTTGGGAAAAAACACCTCGAATTAACTGGTAAAAATTAAGACCTGTCCAAGCTCCGTCATAGGCTGGCGAAACAACATTTGCTCGGTTATTTCTCTGCACAGGACCAAAATCTAAGGATAAAATAGAGGAGTAAACTGTTTGGGAGCCGATGTAATTCGGCTTTCCCCAAGCCGCTAAAAGATACCTAGAATCAAAGTATATCCCACTGGCTTCGGTGGCTTGTTTTGTGGAGTCAGCATTTAAAAATGTTCGGAGCTCGGCAGAAATACTATTTTGCCCGGGAGTGCCTTGAGTTGCGGAGGCATTTCGGTAGGAGCGAACACCATCATGGGAGCGAAAGAAAATATCCCCGTTCACATTTGTCACGGTTCTATCTCCGAGACAGCCAATGTCGGCAAGGGTAACTCTTTGAAAGGAATTAAGTTTCTTCCAAGAGGAGCGGGGTTGAGAGACAGCGAAAGAACAAACGCCGTTATCGCAGAAGGCTAAAAGATCGCCTTGCCCGGCTGTAGTGTCAGCAATTGTGGGGAAGGCTAGGTTTTGAATTTTCCCCATTTGAGTTGGAGATGCTAAAACTCCACCTGTAGCAAGATAGTCGTCTTCTTGAAAGTTTAAGACGTCTGATTCTTGGCCGGAGAGAATAAAGGTAACATATCCGCCAGAACCTTTTAGATTTGTGGGAACAGTCGAAGTATTTGTCGTCACGCCAGTCGCAGTAGATGTATATAGGCTCGGATTAGATTGCCGGACCAAGGATTCATAGCTTATTTTTCTAAGAGTAAATTTTCTAATTGTGCTGCTGGCTGTGGTGTCTCCAAAGGGGGAATCACTAGCCTCCATAGCATTCAATTTAATAATCTCGTCGTAGCTGTTATTTACTCCGATGTCTGTGCCGAGGCCAATAAAAGAGTGACCCTCTACAAGAATTGGCGCTCCGGTAGAGCTAGAGGTGCCAATTTGGGCTGGAATAGAAGAGAATCCGGAGGTTTCAACGTAAATATTTAAAGAATGGTCGGAGGCGACGTTAGGGTGAGCGGGGCCAATTCCGCTAGCAACAATTGGAAACTTTACAGCTCTGCCGCCATAAATAAGATCGCCAGCTTTGATTTCAGAGTCATTTACAAGAACAAAAAGTCTTCCTTGCCCGTAGGCCATAACAGTTCCCTTGGGGACATCTGTGGAAGACTCTCCGGCTTCTGTGATTGAGCTACTGTTGTAAATTAACGGTTTGCTAAGTCCGTCTTGAATAATTAAATATCTTCCAGCCTGACAAAAATAATTCCTAGCGGTTGTGCTGCGAGTGGTAGCAGCGGATGGACCATTGGGGTATTTCTGAGAAACTACATTAGTGTCTAAGTCAATTTCGTAGATCTTTCCCTTAACCACGCATACAAGAACCGTCTTTCCGGTAGTCTTTAAATAAGCTGTGCCGCCTTGAAATCCATAATTTAAAAATTGTGCAATATCTGTGTTGGTAACCGAGTCGGCAGTAAGCGTTAGTTCAGACCAACCGCTCCGAGTCGAAATAGAGGAATTGCGACAAACTATGTTTAAACCTGTTGCAAAAGAATTAATCGGAATAAGGTTTGGGAAACGGCTGCTATCCATACCGCCTTCAAAGGAAGCATTTCCGTCATAGAATCTATTTTGAATGGCAAGGCTCATTTTGCTAAGATAAGGTTCCAGTTGTTAAAGTAGAAGTTTTTCTCAAACCTAAATTTTGCGCGAGCTTTTGAAACTGGCAAGACCCAGCAATCTTGGTAGTGCGTCATGTCGGCTACTATAATGAAATCACATATATTGGGTAGGTAATTTTTATCGCATTTATTGGAGCCTTTCATCTTTGAGCCATTGCCAGCTCCGGAGCGAACTAAGTTAATAGAGTAGTTGCCATTTGTAAGGCGCCAGCGGCTCTTAACTTGTACCTTTTGAGGGGGCGCATTCTCTGGGAGGACAACTAGATCGTAGCCACAATCGACTAATGGAAAGGCTATATTTGCACCCCTCCGCAGGAATTCATGGGCAACAAAGCCTACGGCAGCACCTCCGTAGTAATTGGTGGCCATGGGGTTACTCTCTCCCTCGGGGGTAAGATTGGAGCAGCCGTGGGCGATTACGCGATTGCGGAGGGAGGGCTTGAGTCTAGGCATTTGGCCACCTCACGAATCTTTGCCCATCGAGGGGGCGGATGCGTTTAAACACTCCAATGCCCTCCCGGCTGCCACCGTTGTTGGTGTTGCCTTCAATTGTGGAGATACTGCGAGGAGAGGGTCTTCCTGTGACAATGTAGATGTGGGCGTAACGGTTCATAGAGCCAAACCACACAAGCCCAAAGTCATTCCGAGCTGGGCTAGTAACTCGAAGGTTTGCCTTGTCCCAGCTAGGAACGTACGCACCAGCTCCTTTTTGGCCCTTTTGAGCTAAGCACCACTGGACGAAGGCAGCACACCAAGGAGCGGGGTAATCTATTCCAGTAGTGGCAAGGTACTCTTTTACCTTCGGACCCCAATTGCTGCCAATAGGGGACTCCATTACGCCGAGCTGGCTTTCCCCGATTGCCGCAACTTCAGATGAAAATGCGTAAAAAGGGGCCGCAAGCAAACACCCCAAGAATATGTTTAAACAAAAAGTTTTCATAGGCTTAAAGGCAGAAGGCTATGATTATTCCGATAAAAATGCTTACGTAGTAGGCCAAAGCAATCGCGGGACGTTTTACATTTCCCTCAACCCAATCTACTTCAAATTGAGTCTTCCCGTGTCGATTAACGTCCTCAACGTACTTGGCTAAGGAAGGCGCGATCCAATGGTCGCTGTGAGCGCTAATCAAAGCGGCGCAAACAATGTAGAACAGCTTAACAATTGCGCGGCCAAGAAACTCGGGGGAAATACCTGTGTTAAAAAGCCCAAGAACTTTGTTAATCAAAACAAAGCCAACAAGAGAAAATATACCTGTAAAAAGTAAGTCTTTATTGCGTTTAAACCATCTGTAGTAGCGATAGGGCATTTATTTGGCCTCGAATAAACAGGGTTCTCCGTCCTTAAAGCCCAAGCGAACGAAACCCTCGAGCAAAAGATAATGCAGGGCCGCGAGCACTTCTTTTTCTTTTTTGTTCATTAGAAAGGTATCCCAACAAATTTTCTAGCAACCCACATAATCGGGCCGCGAAGCGCAAATAATCCAACGGCAATCAATAGGCCGCGCCAAATCCAGATCTCCTTCAAGGCCTTTCTTTGCTTGGCCTTCCAGTACTCTACGTCCTTCAAGGCTTCGTTTTTATCTTTTACAACCTGCTCATAGGCCTCGGAGGTAGCCTTACAATTCGCAACTGCCGACTCTAATTGTTTCTTGGCTTCTGTAAGATGTTTTTTTGTCTTCGGATCAGCTTCTTCGATGGCAGCGTCAAGGCGGGCGTCGACGCCGGAAAAATCAGCATATCGATAGGCTTTAGTGGTGGTGCAACCAGTTAACAAACAACTGACTACAAGAATGCGTCCAAGTTGCATACTAACAGTACTATCACGTACTTTTTTTCTGAGTCAACCTTTAAAAAGATTTCGGATGGTATCAATAAGCCAACTTGTAATTACAGATAATAGAAAAGTACCTGTAGCAATTACAACAGTCATTTTATGGTAGAAAACTTCTAAGTGTTGAACTCTACGATTAATGTCTTGCGTGGTTTCATTAATCTCGGCCATAGAACTTTTTATGCCAACCTGACGCTCTTCAATGCGAGCAAGTCTCTCTTTAATCTCAATGGTTGTTGGCACGTCCATTTATTTACCTCTTGTCTTGCGTAGTTTTGAAATCTTTGCACGTAGCCTATCGGCCACTGCATCTACATTAACATCGGTAAGGCCCAGAGGCAATAACAGGTGCGGGATAATACTAAA